GTCTTGGCATCACATACCCCGAAATCACTGAAATGCAAACACGTGCAATCATCGAAGCAGCACTTTCATGCAAAGCTCGCGGCATTGATGTTCACCCCGAAATCATGATTCCGTTGGTAGGTTCACTCAAAGAAATCCAACACCAAGCAAATGTTATCAACGAAACAGCATCGAAAGTATTTGCAGAAAAAGGCCAATCAATCCCCTATCGTATTGGTACAATGATTGAGGTGCCGCGTGCAGCACTCACCGCTAACGAAATCGCAACCGTTGCCGACTTCTTCTCATTCGGCACGAACGACCTCACGCAAATGACATTCGGTTTCTCACGCGACGACGCACCCAAATTCCTCAAATTCTATAAAGAACATGGCATCATAAAGACCGATCCCTTTGAAGTGCTCGACCAAGACGGCGTTGGCCAACTTGTTCGCATGGGCGTAGAAAAAGGCCGCTCAGTCAAGCCCGAACTCAAAGTTGGCATTTGCGGCGAACACGGCGGCGAACCGTCATCAGTTAAGTTCTGTGCAAAACTTGGTATGAACTATGTTAGTTGCTCACCCTTCCGCGTTCCCATCGCGCGCGTAGCTGCGGCGCAGGCAGCGCTTGAATAAGAGCAATAAAATGCTAATTATCAGATAGTTAGATGATAGGCTCTTGATAATGAGGGCCTATCATCTTAAAAAATCAGCACGAAAAAACATGACTTTCGTGCAGTACATGCGGGATAATTTCCCAGAATTTTCCCGATTTCAATAGCGCTATTTCCCGACATTTCCCAGTTGATTTTCCAACGGAATAGTCAGTCAATAAACAAGTTACCCCTAAACATGGATAGGCTACGAACCGTAAACGCTAAATCAAATTGGAACATGGCAACATTTAAAGCTATTGTAAAATCCAAACGTAAGGATGGATTTTATCCGGTGTACATTCGTGTCACCCAAAGAGCGAAGTTGGCGTACATGCCAACCGACAAGTTTGTAACTGATAAGGGACTGTCTCGCACAGGCGAGATAGAAGACCCCTATGTGCTGCAATATTGCACAGCCAAAATCATTGGCTATGTTGAGCAGCTGAACCGTCAAGACATCGACCACTGGAGTGTGCGCGATGTTGTGCGCTTTCTGCAGACAGGCGAAAGTGACATATCATTCTCGCAGTATGCACGCTCTTACATCCACAAGATGTTTCAGCGCGGGCAAGAGCGCAACTCTCAGACGTACGAGAACGCATTAAACCACCTTGAGCGGTTTGCCGGCACAAAGTCGGTTATGTTTTCTGCAATGACATCAACGTTTGTCAACGAATGGATTGAGTCGCTGTCACAGACACGACGTGCAAAGGAGCACTACCCCATTTGCATGCGACAGGTGTTTAAGACTGCGATGAACGAGTACAACGACTACGACAAAGGAGTGCTTCGCATAAAAACCAATCCGTGGCCAAAGGTGAAGATACCCTCGGCAGACACACCGCAGAAGATAGCAATCACCGCGCAGCAAGCGCGGGCATTCTTCTCTGCGCCGTTGCCTGAGTCGAAGCTCAAAGAACCGCTCCCGGAACTTGGGCGAGACTTGGCGATGATGGTGCTGTGCCTGGCGGGCATAAACACCATTGACATCTTCAACCTCAAGAAGTCGGACTACCATGACGGCATTATCCACTACCAACGTGCAAAGACTAGAAAGGCACGTGCAGATAATGCCTACATAGAAATGCGAGTGCCACCACTGCTCTACCCAATCTTTGAGAAGTACAAGACAGCAGACGATGACGAATTTCTATTCTCATTCCACAAGCGTTATCACACGTCAGACTCCTTCGGCTCTAACGTTAACTTTGGCATTAAACAGATATGCGACACTCTGGGCATACATGGCAAAGACAGATACTGCGTTTACACATGGCGTCATACTTGGGCTACGGTTGCTCAGAACGATTGTGGAGCTACGCTTGAAGAGGTAGGCTTTGCACTGAACCACAGCCAACGCTCAACGCGAGTAACTCGCGGCTATGTCAAGATTGATTTCTCACCGGCGTGGCAGCTCAACGAGAAAGTTGTTGATTATATATTCTTCCGCGAGGATGAAACTCAAACAATGCTGCCCGCAGATCCTGAAAGCAGGCTGTTCCGTTTTTCGGCCAAACACATGATTGCAGCTGCAGCTTATTTCCGAGGCAAGATGCTTGGCGAAGTCCACGATACAGGTTTCAACAACATTGACGAAGTGATAAGAGCTCTCGCCCCTTCTGTCCCTGATGATGTGCCCGAACGTTCAATGGTGCAATTCAAGATTGAGATTGTTGACAAAGGCCTCACTCAAATCTACGAGCGGATGAAGGGCAAAGGCATCTAAATTTTTGGCCGCGCCGCCGCCCCCTTTTTCCCCTTAAAATTTTTTTCTACCGACTTTTAGAGAGTTTTCTCGAGAAGTCGGTTTTTGCTTTTGTTAACGCCGTTTCATTTCAAAAATCAAAAAAAATTTTCTTTTTATATTTTTTCTTTTATATAAACAATAACAACAACAAAAATAATAATATTATTATATTTATATTTTAATTATTATATATATAATTATATATTATATTAAGCTATATATAGGGGGGTGTGGGGGGAGAGGAATTTTGCTTTCGTTAACAGAAAAATCAAGAGTTTCCTCCGAGTTAATTGGGGTTTCCTCGTACAAAACTTGAGTTTCCTCGGAGGAAATGAGTTTCCTCGTACAAAACCCCGGAGTTTCCTCCGAGGAAACTCAACACAAAGATGCACAAAAAGCATGAAATTCATGCAAAACATGTTGTTTTATGGGGTTTCCTCCGAGGAAATGGGAGTTTCCTCGGAGGAAACTCGAGTTTTGTACGAGTTAATTATTGGTAACATAAATATTAGTTATTTTATATCCGTTTGCATTGCTTAACTTTTAAGCCATTTTATAACAAAAGAAATATACACCAATGTTTCTGCCGATTTTTCCAATGGCACATTCTGCTGTTTTTGACCGCCCAAACCACAACGACGTATGCAAAAAATGCACACCACATTCACATGCAGTGTGCAAATTCTAAAATCTAAATCCTAACGATATGGTTATAAAAATGCAAATCTAAGTTAGACAAATTAGATATACTAGTCTGTCCGCTCAAACATCATCTTCTCCGGCAAGCTCTGCAAGACGTTCGTCAATGGTCTGAACGTGGTCAGTGAGCGTAGCGTCAACGTCAACACTCTTAAGCTCGGATGTGTGATGCTTGAGTATTTTTATTTCTGCTGTCACCCTATCCTCGGCAGACATCTGGAGTAAATCCATTTCAAAGTCACTTATGCCATCGGGGTTATTTTCGTTTGGTTGAAAATACTTGATAGAGTGCTTGAGCAGATACCCACGAATGGGGTTATCACGATTGGGTGTGCCTTTTTGGCGACCACCTGTCTTTTTACCTTTCATGTGCGTCAATACTTAAAATCTAATTACAAAGATACGATTGTATTTTTGCATATAAATTTTAACTTCCAAATTATATATCTCCCATGGGACTAATAGGTACAGCAATAGGTGGTGCAGCTTCTATATTCGGCGGCATCGCAGCTTCAAAGGCCATGAAGAAAGTCAAGGCCAACCTGGAGCAACAGCAGAAAGACAATGAGTCGTGGTATAACCGTCGTTACAACGAGGATGCCACGCAGCGTGCCGACGCGCAACGCATTCTCACCACAACCCAAGAGAACATACGTCAGCGCAACAAGCAAGCCGCGGGTGCGCAAGCCGTAGGCGGCGGCACTGATGAGAGCCTTGCTGCATCGCGTCAAGCCAACAACGAAGCTCTCGCTAATGCTGCATCGCAAATTGACGTAGCAGGTGAAGCTCGCAAAGACAACATTGAGAGCACCTACCAAAGCAACAAGACATCGCTGAACAATCAACTCAACGAACTTGAGCAGCAGAAAGCTAACAACATACAGCAAGCAGCCGCCGGAGTTGCATCCGCCGCCGGAGGTCTCCCATTCTAAACATCGAGCATTATGGCATACGAAAAGAAAGATTTCTCACCCACCGCGCCCTACGATAGTAACTTGGCCGGTGCAGGTAGTGTTCCACCACTGCCCAACAACAATGACAATGGCAACGACAATGACACCAATGCCGGCAACAACGATAGTGGCAATAACAATAACAACGTTCTCACCAACAGAGTAAAGAGTGTAAACTTGAGTGCCGGCAGCACCATTGACAAACCTCAACCCACGCAGATTGGCGCTCCGTGGGGCAACTGGGGCGGTGTGTTGTCTTGGCTGGAGCAGGCTGATAGTGCAATCAATCTACCCACAAAGGAAGAGCTTGAGAAAGAACGCCGTCGCTATAAGACAGAAAAGACAGTTGGTGCAATAGGTGACACTGTCTCTGCGCTTGCCAACTTGTTTGCTACAACCGGATATGCACCGAGTGCTTACAAGCAAGAGAATAGCCTCGCTGACAAGGCTCAGGCAAAGCATGACAAGATGATGCAAGACTACCGCGAGAATGCTGACCGACATCTCAACTACGCTATGCAGATTGCTCGCATCAAGGACAATCAGGAGCAGACGCAGTACACCAGAGCGCGACAGGATATGCTTGACCAGATTGAGCAAGCCAAGGCCGACAATGCCGCGAAGCTTGCAGACCTCAAAGAGAAATACCTAAGCGGAAAAATAACAGACCAAGAGCAAGCAGCGCTCGCCAAACAAGCAGAAGAGGAGTACAAAGCTCGCTTGACAGAAGCTCGCATAAATGCGCTTAACTCGCAAGCAGCATACAACAACAGACGTTCAACCGGCGGCAGCGGACGTGGCGGCAGCGGCCACAACAATTACTACACAGAGACGACGACAAAGGACGGTGTAGTATTTGATAGATACGGCAACGCACACAACGTTACAACCACAACGACCAAAAATCGTGCTCCCTATACCGGGAAGAATAATGCCGGCAATAACAATGATCTAGAGACGTATCGCAGAGATGGCGACTCTCGCCAGCCCGCACCTCTGGACTAACAAAAACTGACATAACATGGCAGAGAAAGATTATAAATATGAATTTACTATTGACGGCAAGAAGCACAACGTTTCAAAGTCGAACATAGATAAATATGGTTGGAGTAGATACGCAGAAGACTACCCCAACGCAACTGTGCGCGTGCGCGACAACGACAAGAATGACTACGACATTCCCATTGGGCGAATGAAAGAGGCTCTTGGCAGAGGTTGGCATCCTTTCACTATTGACGCCACTCCCAAGCCGTCAATGCAGCCTACCACAACTGCAGCCGCGCAAACAATGGCAGCACAGCCGGCGACATCGGCCAAGCCGATGATGAAGTCTCAAATGGTGACGGAGCAAGATACGACTACACCAACGGGAAAAAGCGCAAATGAAATGCGCCCGACTACGCCACTGCAAAAGAACACACTTCCCCCGCAAGGTGACACTCAGCAGCCCACAAAGCTGCAAGCACAAGCAGCAAAGCGCGAAGGTAAGCCCGACCGCATTGTGCGCTTGCGTCGTGGTGGCAAGGACTTTGAGGTGCTGCAGTCGGAGATAAACCACAATGGCGACTTGGCAGCATGGGCAAAGACGAAAGGTGCAGGTGCTCCCATTCGCGTTTACATGCGTGACACCGAGGGTAAGTTGTACCACGTGAACGTATCAAAGGCGATGAACCTTATAAAAGACGGTTGGACTGTTGAGTCACGTGAAGATAATGGCCACCGCTATACTCCAACATCAAGTCAAACCGCAGACCTCAGCAAAACGTTCAAGAAGAATATTCAGACACAGCAGCAGCTCAACGCCGCCGCTGACCGTGCCGAGAACATGCGTCAGTATCAAGAGCTGAGCCACGGCAGAGACCGTGCCGTAAGCACCGGCTTGAAATACGATGCTGCATCAGGGCAAGTGAAACGTGAGTATCTGACCGCGTCAGGAGAGCGCACATTCAGCCGCGAAGCCGCCGAAGCAGAGAACAGAGCATTCCACCAGGGCGATGCTGCAATGAAGGCTAAAGCTGACGCAGCCATTGACCAAGCATGGAACAAGGCTGTCAAGGCTGACGCCAACCCCACGCAAACATACGCCACCTCGCATGGTGACCTTGTGAACTCGCTTATAAGCAGCGCAGAACACAACAAAAACTTTGACATGGATAGGCTTACCAATGAAGCCTATCACGCCATGCCGCAAGAGTATCGCGACAATACAATTGCTCAATACACGCAATACTTTGAGGAGAACCCCGACGAGTGCAACGGCATGTCACCGTATGCAGCAGCTGTAACAGCAATGAAAGGCGAAATCTACAAGGATATGTACAATCGTGCTGTCAAGGCTAACGTGCCTAAAAACAAGCTGGAGTACTTCGCCGCCAAGATGATGGAGAACTACGGTTGGGTGCTCGATGCTGCAGCACGAGGCATGTCAGGCAGCAGCGGTGACCAACTTGCACGTGAGCAAGCGCTATCTGAGTACGGCAGCAAGCATCGCTGGTTGGCTACAACGGCATCCATAGCAAGTATGGCCACTGACCCTATGCTGTGGGCAACCGGTGGTTTGGGAGGTGCAGCAACAAGAGGCATGATAAACTTCATGGGCAAGCGCACACTGCAAGAAGCGACGAAGAGCGCAGCAGCCAGATATGCTATGAGCAGAGTCGGCTCTCGCATGTTTGCGAGTGCAGTTGGCGGTGCAGCCAACCTCGGCGCATACGATGCTGCTAAAAACATCGAAACGCAAATATCACATGGCGGTGTGCTTAAAGATGACGGCACCATTGGCAGCTATTCAGTTGGCGATGCACTGTCAAAATCCATGCACGGCGTGGTGCTTGGCGGTGTTACAGGCGCACTCGCTCCGCTGTGGGGCAATGCCACTGACGCTGTGGTCGACGGAATAGGCAGCACCACGGGCAAGGTTGCAACACGAGCAGCAGCTGCAGCAGGTAGTGGTTTGCTTGACGGCACAATCTTTGCAACAGCAGACTACCTCACTCTTAGCTCAGACGAGAAGAAGAAAACAAGTTTCGGTGACGTGTGGGGCGACAACATTATATTTATGTTGGGTTTAAAAACTCAAGGCGCTATCAAGTCAGCCGGTCATGTTGTTAAGGAACTTGTGCAGCGCGGCGAGCCACTCTCAACAGTGATACGCCGCAATGCTCAGTCTGTTCCGCAAGTGCGTCTCAGCAAAGACGACATCGCAGAGCTGGATGAGCATGGGTACAGCGACCTCAGCGAGTTGTTCAAATTCGACAAGGATGCTTCGGCGCACGTCAAAGACGGACGTTTGACCGGCTATGCTGAGATGCAAAAGCTAATGGAAGACACGGAGGTAAGTCAAGCCGTAAGAGCAAAAGCCTACTACATAGCAACAGGCGGACACATGCTCAGCCCCGGCACTATTGCCAAGTGTACAACTACATCAAGTGACAATGGCAAAAAGTGGACTGTGCAATCGCGCACAGCCGACAATGAAGTTGTAACCTCACGAGAGTTTGCAACAGAAGATGAAGCTAGAGCCGAGGAAGCCAAGGTGAAGCACCAGGTTGAACTTAACTCAATCAACGTTGGCGAGCAGAAGTTCAATCAACGCAATGCTTATGATGCATCTAAGAAAGCCATTGCTGACCTTGCCAAAGAGGTTAATGTTGACGAAGAGAAACTATCCGGAGACATAAAAGACATCCAAATGGCTCAAGCGGGCAACCTAGACGTTGAACTCAGCAAGAGCCGTCTACTTGATAGGTACAATGAGATACTCTCTCGATACTCTGACGAGGCCACCAACCAACGCAATGAAATATCCAAAAAGTACGGCATAGACCTCAATGAGACTATTGCCAAGAACGAGGGCGAGCGCAGTGACGTTGAGAAAGAGGCTCTATATGAATATATGAATGTGCTGTACCCGGAGCGCGAGACAGTGCAAAAAGCCAACGAGCAAGCCGAGGCTTCATATAACGAAGGCGCAGAGGCTCACAAGGCATACGAACAAGGCGACACATCTGCAGCAGAGCAAATGGCAGCTAACGCCGCCAACATGCGCGAGTGCATTGAACGTGTGAAAGCCGACCTTGGCGAGCGTGCTCTCAGTGAGATTGATGAAGACCCGATTGGTTACCTCACATATCCGGATCTAAACGATGCACAACGTCAGACTGTGCTTGACTATATCAACGCACGTCAGCGTGTGGAAGGCTTTGTTGACGCCAGCAACGAAAGCATTGAGAACAAACGCAAGCAGATGCAAGAGGCATTTGTGAAGCGCACCAATCCTCAAAGCGGAATGCTTGAACCGGCTAAACTCACTCTCAATGACCGCGACGTATATGTCATTGACGGCAAGATAGAACGCACGGAGGACGGCACGGTTGACGTTGATGCCTCAGACAATACTATTGTTGTGGTTGACGGCAAGACCAACGAGGTTGAGGTTATCTCTCCTTCTGAGATTAAGGAAATGAGTGAACCGATTGACCCGCGGGAAATGCAAGAAGGCGCAGAGCAGCAGCTAAGCCTTGAGCAGGAACAAATTGCATCCATTATCAACGCTGCAGCTGAGACTGAGGACGTTGAAGAAGACGCAGTGCGCGTTGATGAAGACGCAGTGCGCGTTGATGAAGACGCAGTGCGCGTTGATGAAGAAGCAACCAACACCAACACCAACACCAACAAGTCAGAGCAAAGCGAAGAGTATCAGAATTGGTATAATACCGCTATTGCTGACGCTGAGAACAGAAGCGATGAGGAGCTTGCTGCTATCATTAAATCATACGAGGAAGAAGAGGATAATCTGACCGACACCGGTAAGGGTTGGCTTGCCGGATGCAAAGATGCACTCGCACGCCGACAACGAGGTGCAGAGCCGCAAGCAGAGACACCGACAGAAAGCCAAGCAGAAGCCAATACAGAAGCTGCAAGCGAACCAGCGACCGAAAGTGCAAACCAAGCTGCAAGCGAAAGTGCAAACCAAGCTGCAAGCGAGACCGCATTTGAGTTTGGCGATACTTTCCGCTTGCCGATTGATGGTCAAGACAATGACCAAATTGCATCGGTGCTTGATGTGTCGGGCAACGATGTGACAGTGTGGACACCCTCTCCTATCAACGAGAACAGTAAGCCGAGCAGCACACGCTCCGGTTACAACACAACAATTCCGGCAGAGACGCTTGACACAATGTTCACTCGCGATGACAAAGGCAACATCGTTGATTATGTGCCGGCAAATCCAAGACCTCAGCCCACAGAGCAGCCGCCCACCCAAGCTGATGCAGAAGCTCCTGCTGTTGATGCTGAAAGTGCAAGAGCAAGCGAAGAAAGTGCATTAGCTGAGTCAGCACCTTCAACGTCTTACTACGAGCAAGTACCCAAAGACGAAAACGGCAAAGCTATTTGGACTGACGCTGAGCCTACCACCGCATACGATGCAGTTGTAGAAAAGCTACGAGGCAACGAGGACAAGGCTAAATTGTTTATCGAAAAGCAAGAGGCAGCAGCACGCAAGAAGATGAACGATGCTAAACGCACTCTCGACAAGCTAGACCCGGACACTGACGACATCGACCAATTTGATGCTGCAATACAAGCCGCAGAGCAAGAATATGCAACAGCTCAAGCTATTGCTCAAAAGTGGAGAGCGATAATGAATGTGCCCACCGAGCGCAAGGAGCAAGCCGAGGCCAACAGACGTGAAGAGATACATCGCAAAGCACTGGAGCAAGCCGAGGCCGAAAAGGCATACGCAGCACAACGCGAAGCTGAACGACAAGCACAGGCGCAAGCAGCAGAGCAAGCACGCCAAGCAGCCATTGCAGAGGCAGAGGCTAAAGCCGCCGAAGCGGCAAAGCCGGAGAACCAAGAGAAAGAGCAAGCGCTTACTACATTTGACGAAAGTTTTAACGCAGAAAAAGATGCGCTCCTCAACAGTGAAAGCCGCAGAGCAGTCAAGGCTCGCCGCGATACTGAGGATAGGCTGAAAGGCCCGGCTCAGTTTGGTAAGGCTATGGATAAGTGGGAGCATGCCCCCGCAAGTCTGGAAGAATGGTTGTTGCGCCGACTGGCAGCGAACAGCAAGGACATGAAGACCAAGTGGTCAGGCGATAAAGGCATGGCAGCACAAGTGTTTGGCTCAGACAAAGCCGGCGAACGTGCTGACATGGGCTGGATAGTGTCTGACGCCAACGGCATGAACTTTGATGAGTTTACACACATGCTCTATGAAGAGCTGCAAGGTGATGCCGGCAATGTTGAGTTTAATGCAGACCGCATTAATGATGTTGACGTGCGCAATGCCGTGATTGAAATATTGCGTCGCACTCCGCGATCTAAAGACATGTTTGATGCAGCCGCAGAAATTTATCGTGCACGCGAAGATGAGCTTGACGAAGATGTGCAAGCAGCTCGCGAACTTGATAATAATTACGGCGAGATGCAACATGACTGGTACATGCAACGTTATAATATGGGCAAGGAAGATTATGATGCCCATGTAGAAGAAACATATAACACTTACAAATCGTTGTCAGATGCCGACATCAAGGCTATTGACGACCAAATTAATGAAGAACTATCAAATGGACAACAATCAAACGACACAGCAACAGCAGTTAGCGAAGGAGTACAAGGAGGCGATGATTTATTGTCTGAACAACAATCTAATCAGCCGCAAGGAGATAGAAACTCTCAGGGCGCAGGATACGCGCAGACTGATAGCCGAGGTAATAACCAGAGCCAAGCTGCACAAACAGGCACGTCCTTCGGAGACCAAGGAGAACTGGCTAATAATAAAATAGTCGAACGTCGCAAGAAAATAGAAAGTAACCTTGGCAAGAAATACACCATTTCAACCGAAAGTGCTTTAAACGGAGAGCGTTTTTACGCAAATGAAAGTGGTTCAACTTCATTAGCCTCAATACCAGACGAAATATTTGAGCGTATTGGCCTTACTCCGGTGCCTTTCAAATTAACAGAGTCAATGGCTTGGCACGTGTACGATGCTCACGCCAAGGAGACCAAGATGAGCAATCTTGATGATGCAATAGATTTCGTATTGTCAATTATAAACAACGTTGACCACGTTAGATTAGGCCGTGACAATTCATATATTTTCTCCATAGAGAACGGCAAAAATAAGGTTGGACGTAGGGCAATTACCATCGTAGTCAACGGAGATACCGGTGAATTCATCGGCATCCGCACATCAGGATATGAGAGTTTAAAAGGATTAAAAGAACGACCTTTACTCTGGGAACGGGGCGCACACGTCGTTCCTGAAGATGTCGCAACTCCAACCGTTCCCACTATCAATGCTCAACAAGGCGACGAGCAATTGAGCCGCACTGGAAGTCAGAGTAAAAGTTCGAGTTCTGTCAGCAAAGGTAATACTTTGTTACAAGAAAAACAAGGAGTTAGCGAAAAAAGTTCACAGAAAAACGCTGAGCAAGAACAGATAAACGACGAAATTGCCACTGCTGAGACAGACAAGGTATTAGGCAATGACCGGTTAACCGAGATACGCGACAAGGCTCTCAACGAAAAGGGCAATGGCATAACCGTATTCGAGGAAACCGAAGACGCTAACGGCAACAAAGGTATTCGTATTGGCAATAAACAAGGTCACACTGTTTATTGGCTTGACGACGTTACCGGCGAAAAAGGTGCAGCCGAGCTTGACGATGCACACAAGCAGTTAGCAAAATACGAACGCGACCACGATAACAATGAGCGTTTGTCGAAAGTGAAAGATGAAAATGATTTTTGGGAGTACCTCAAGAGTATTGGCGAAGCTGACGATAAACGTGGCGTGCAAGGTTATGACATCAAAGAATGGGTTAAGCAAGCAAATGCAGCACTCTCTCACGAGCGTGAACTCCGTGATGTTGTTATACCCATGATTGAAGCACTGAACAACCGCGCAGCTGAAACGCCGTCTGTTCAGTCGGCAGTGAAGGCAGCTGAAGCGGAGGTGAACACCGAACCGACACAAGCACAGAAGGAAGCCGGCAACTACAAGAAAGGTCACGTCAAGGTTGACGGACACGACATCACCATTGAGAACCCCAAGGGCAGCACTCGCCGCGGCGTAGATGCTGACGGCAACGAGTGGGAGAGCACCATGAACAATACCTACGGGTATATTCGCGGCACTGAGGGCGTTGATGGTGACCACATTGACGTGTTCTTATCAGACAACCCCGAACATGGTGACGTGTATGTTGTTGACCAAGTAAACCCGAAGACCGGTGAATTTGACGAGCACAAGGTTATGTACGGCTTTGAAAATGAAGAAGCCGCACGTCAAGCTTATTTGTCAAATTATTCTGAAGGTTGGCAAGGTTTGGGTGCAATTACTCGCGTCAGCAAAGCCGAGTTCAAGAAGTGGATTGACAGCAGCCACCGCAAGACCAAGCCGTTTGCCGAGTATGCGAGCGTGAAACAACACGCAGCTGAGGACAAAGGAGAGCAGTTGTCGCTGTTTGACAATGCCGAAAAAGCAGAGAGCACAGCCGCAGAGAGCGAACAAGTGCAGCCGGAGGCTAAGGCAGAGACCGAAACAAAACAGCAGCCTGACTTTGACAGCATGGACGATGCTTACGACTACGGCAAGCGCTATTACAATCAAACTCGCAAGGAGTTTGCTCACACAACAAAAGACTACCGCGAGAAAGTAAGCCACCGCCCCACAGAGTGGATTGAGGCAGAAATTGAACGACTTGCACCACACCGCAACGAGGAGCACGAAGATTTCGGTTTCAAAAGCGGTGACATTTATAACGATGAGAACAGCATCCCCACCAAGGCTGACACAGAGCAATATGAACGTCAACGAGTGGAGGCTAATGTTTATCTGCCAATCTTACAGGACGAGATTGCACGTCGCCACAACGAGACGCTGATTGAAAAGGCTAAGCGCGTAGCCAAAGAGCCGGTTATGCCCAAGAAGGAAACAAAGCTCAACCTATTCAACTACACTGGCAAAGAAAAAGACGGAGACCGCAAGCAAACTCAAGGTGTATTCTACACCAAAGGCCGAGCCGTTGCAACCGACACTCGCATACTTGTTGAGAAGAAAGCCGACTACCCCGCCGAGTTTGAGGGCAGCATCCGCACAAAGAAAGGCGAGAAGATTGACGGCAAGTTCCCTGACCACACAAGAGTGTTCAATGCGTTTGATAAACATGCAACCGAAGAATTTGACGCAGAAGAGTTCAGACGCAACGTTGCACGTGCGCTTGAGGCCAAGAAAGCCATGGGCAAAGAGCATGTTGTTGTGGTTGAGGTTGGCACTGGCCGTGGCACAACGCTCATGGACACGACACTGGCTAAAGCCATACTTGATGTGTATGACACTGCCGGTGACGGTGCCAAGATGCAGATTAAATACAAAGACGGCACACACGCCATTATGGTCAAAGGCAAAGATACACGTGCTATTGCGCTCGGCATGGGTGAGGAAGTTCACAAGCAAGGTTATGTTGTGCGCGACGGCATTGTTATGCGCCCCACAGAGCGCGACATTAACGTTGACCGCATAAACTCACAACTTGAGAGCGGCACGCTGAAACCGCACGAGGTGAGAGCGCTTGAATATGAAAAGTCTCTTGCCGAGAACCCTGTATATACCGCTCCAGAGTTGCCTGAGCCTACAAATGCTCAAGAAGCACGCTATGACTTGGAAAAGGAGCATCGTGGCATTAACAGAAACAACGCTGAACGTGAGCAAGCATACGATGATTACGTTGAACAATGGGGCAAGCCGCAAGATGTTGTTGACGCTGAAGACGCAGTTGGCAAGATGGTAAACGAGAAAATAAACGGTTACTACAACGCATTCATCGACGGCGACAAAGGCAAGGAGCTTGAGCAACGTGCGCAGTCTATGACCGAAGCTGAGTTGCAGCAGGAACTTGATAAGCTATCTGACGCACCGGATAGCGTTGACAAGTATTTGCAAGACAATGAAGCAACGTATCGAAAGAGCGAAGGTATTAATCAGCTGTTAGGCAGAACAGGCGGTTACGCTGACGGCCTGTATAGCTGGACTTTGTCGGAGGTGGCAGATGCTATCGCCAAGAAGCGCATCTACTCAGACGCTCTCGCCGCCAAACAACGTGACGTTAAGCCCATTGGCAAAGGTGCATTTGGAGACATCTACGACCAATTCAAAGGCAAGGTCAAGGAGGCATTCGCTTTCTTAACTAATAATAAAGCCGGTGATTTATTAAGTGTATTCCACCGAAAAGAGGTTGGTGATATTGACCTTGTGTGGGGCGATAAGAGCGGAGGTCTTGAACACATTGTTGACAAGCATGTTGGTAGTGGGAAAGACTTTGCAAACATTGAAGAAGCCCAGAACGTAATTGAAGACGTTATTAACAATGGTAACGTCATTAAAGACCGTTGGGATAAGATGACAATCGAAAAAGATGGTATGCGTGTTGTAATTCGTAAAAATACACGTGATAAGGAAACCGGCAAGATTATTGATGAAAATAAAAATTGGGTAGTTACGTCTTTCGACAATAACGTACCCAAGTCAAAGAAAGGCTCTGCCACCCTAGCAACCGCTGGTCAGACTGAAAATCCAGATGGCTCACGCGCTGTCGAACCAAACCTTTCTGCCGACAAAGGTACAACTAATTCCGCTGATAAGCAAGCAAATAGCGAAAATAATTTGGAGTTCCGCACAGGTGACGATGAAAACGGTTACAACCCCCGTGCAACAATTAGCCCTATCAGAGGAGAATGGACAAAGGACAAAATCATTCGCCGACTGAAAGACATGGTTGGCAGCCGCAAGGGTGTAACATGGGCAGCAAAACTGATTTCAGAGTTTAGCAGTCCCAAAGAACTAGCAGAACACATGTTCTATCATGGCACAGCGTATGGTGGCGGCTCATTAAAGCCGAGCATACTGATGAGCGACCGCGAAGTTGAGAGAACAGGTGGCGGCGGTTACGGTCAGAAGTATTGGGGAGTAAGCCTAAGCAGCAGCAAACGCATTGCCTCACGCTTTTCCGGCACATCATCACATGTAAGGATTATGCCGGTTATTTTGGCAAAGAACGCCAAGGTAATAGAGCGACCCGATTTGTCGGACGCAGCCGAGCTTGACGACATTATCACCGACTTATGGAAAGACGGTGTTGATGCTGTGTGGATTGGTGACAGAACATCCGACCATTCCGAGCAAGAGCTTTGCGTGATTAACCCCAACGCCATTGTCAACATTGACAGGGCAGACGGCTACAGTGTGTTTGGACTTGGCGGCAAGAATAACCCCTTGCGCATAATTGATGAAAAAGGCATTGAGGAGCTTTACAACAATGCCAAGAAATATCTTGACGTGCTCAAGTCGCAACCGAAAGCCCCCATTCCACCGTCTGCTTACAATGAGGACGGCACTGCAAAAGATGATGCTGTTTACGAGAAAGAACGTGCTGAATATCGCCAAAAGATGGAGGAATATAAATCGTCAGAGGAGAGAAAAGCATGGGAAGCAGAGCGTGACAAGGCAGCTCAACCTATTCGTTTCCGCACAGCCGAAGAAGGTGTTGAGTACGAGAACGCACGACTTGTGCAGCCATGGAGCGAGCAACTTGACCGTCTGCGCTTCAAGCGTGACGAGCTTGGACATCCACTCAGCTTGCACGAGCGCAGCACTCTCCGCGACCTTGCATCGCAAGAGAAAGCATGGGAGCAGCAGTGGAAAGCCGAGCACACCAACACTCGCAACCCCAAAGGTGACCTCAGCGAAGACTACTATTACGACAACGCATACGGCCATGGCGGTGCAACAGCCGAAATAAACAAGACCAAGAAAAGCGTTGGCAGCATTTACAACGAGGACGGCTCTCTCATATCGGCACGAGCTAAAGAGATTGGCGAGAGTGCCATGGACATCATTGACCGCCGCCGTCAAGAGCTGTTGGAAGACCGCGAGTATTACGACGCCAAAGGTCAGCGAGCAATAGACCAAGAACTTGCCGAGCTTGACTATATGAAGCTATACTACAAGCGCATGGCAGATGGTGAGGACGTGGCAAACACCATGCCCGACCGCGTCACGCACTTGAAGATGGTTGCAACCGCCAACGAGTTTGCAAAACGCCTTGGCGAGAAAGTTGTGGTGTATGAAGCCCCCGGTGACATACATGACAGCAATATGGAGCAGCTGTACAAGAAGCGTCGTGCAAAAGGTTGGTACAACCCCAATACAGGCGAGATACATGTTAACATAGCCACGCATCGCAATGTTGAAGACGTTGCGCGCACCATCATGCACGAAATTGTAGGTCACAAAGACCTTGAGCAAATCATGGGCGAGGAACGTTTCAACAAGTTCGTTGACGAGGTTTGGGAACATGCCGGCGAAAAAACCAAGAACGGCATTGCATCGCTCATGCGCAAGAACGCATGGGACTATCGCAAAGCCACACGCGAGTATATTGCAGGACTTGCCGAGACCGTGCACGAGAAAGGTTATGATAAACTTGAAACAGAGCAAAAGAGTGTCTGGAACAAGTTGAAGACAAAGGTTGAGGAGTTCCTTAATCGCATCTTCGCCGATATGAAGATACCCAAACGCATAAAGCTCACTGATGATGACCTCAGCTATATGCTGTGGAAGTTGTATCAGCACCAAGTGCGCAAAGCAGAGGGCAAGAGCGTTGAGGGTGATTTCTTTGACCGTGCCAACGATGAAGTACGCCGCCAGCAATGGGAGCGCAACGCAGACAGTATGCCACTTGTGGCTCGCGACCAATCGCAAGAGTATCGGTTTATCGGTGAGCGAGGTGCTGAGCAGCTTGATAAGAGCGAGGAGGCAACAACTCGCATGGACAACCTTGGCGTTGCTCGCGACATGGAGAAAACCGGCAAGGACGCTCGCGCTATCAAACTTGCAACAGGTTGGGAACGTGGCGCAGACGGCAAGTGGCGCTACGAGACACCCGACTTTAAAAAGTTTGACCGAAACGGCAACTTGCACCCTGAACGTTTTGAATTAACTAAAGAAGAACGAGATGAGCTAAGAGCTTCATTTAAAGAATCAATCGAAGCATTCAGGAAAGGTAGTGAAATATTTGAAAAAAGTGGCGGCGAGGTTACCGAGGATACCGATATGGCAGATATATATATTGCCGGAGGTATGGACCCGGAAAAAGCTCATCGAATTGCCGAACTAGAAACAAAGGAAGCAGAATTGTCTGACCAGCCTAAACACTTAGACGACTTTGTTGACGATGACGAGCTATTTGAAGCCTATCCAGAATTACGCAACATGGAAGTAAAGATTGGAACAGATAACTTGCGCGGAAGTCTTGCATATTATGATCCAGAGGCAAATATCATTGTACTCAACCACAAAGCTGAAGATGTTTTAGCTCACGAATTGCAACATGCAATTCAGGCACAAGAAGGTTTTGCGCGTGGCGGTAGTGCCAGAGAATTTAAGGACCAACGAGCAGACGTTATACGCAGATTAAACTTCCTTACTGACGGACACTTGCTTGAAGACGATACTGTGATTTCTGATAGCAGAAGTCTAGCAGCCGCATTGGATAAGAGCATGAATATGAAAGTGCCCGGATATGAACATTACAGGATAAGAGACGCGTATTCAGACGTATTGCAGCGACTTGCCAAGCGGTATGGCTATGGTGACATTGACGGTCTTGTGGCAGATTTGGAGAACATACCAAGCGCATTTGATCAGTATCGCAGATTGGGTGGTGAGGTTGAGAGCCGCAACGTTGAAAAGCGTATGAGCATGTCCGATGAGGAGCGCCGCAGTAGTCTAGCAAGCGAGACGGAGGATGTTGCACGCGAAGACCAAATCTTGCTTGAAAGTATGCTTGGCGGCGTATCTGAAATGGGTAGCCGTGTGCCGAAGCGTATGCGTGAAATCAAAGAAACATTGAAAGATGCAGAGCTTGACGACAATCAACGTGCCGTTGTTGACGCATTCAGCGGCGACAAGGACAATACACGTCTAACTGTTGAGCGCGAAGACGGCAAGCACACTGTAATCATGCGACAAGGCAGCGAAGGTGGAGCTGGGACAAAACACAGCATTTACCGTCACTATGGTACAGGCGTGGGAGTTATTAGAGCAGAAGACTTGAAACTTATCCCCGAAGTACTAACCAACGGGGAACGCGTTGAAAAGGAACGACGTGGAGCGAACTTGTATGAATATACATTGGTTAAAGATGGCGTTAGATATACCGTTGTGACCGAAAGGAAGAAAGGTGTTGAAGAATTCAATGACTTCTATACAAACAAAAAAGTCCAATCTTCCGGTACGTCTCGCAGAGCACAAAGTGATACTAACACGCCCGAAGGCGCACACACCGATAAAGAATTAGACTTTGATGGCACAAAGGTACAAAATAATTCTGATACTCAGGCAACAAGCGAAGAAAAAAATTCAGTGCCGGAGTATCGTCCGCGTGAGAAAGAAGCGCCGAAAAGGACAATCAAGGTTTACAAGCTCATGCGTCTTGGCAAAGACGGCAAGCTATATCCGCTGTTTATTGACAGCTCCGTTCCCACTGAATTAGGCAGATGGTACGATGCAGACAGCCCCGACTTGTCAATGCTCCGAGACAAAGCCCCGGGCACATACCTTGTCAATCCGTCAACCGGAGAGGTGATGACACGCGAGCAGTTCAACGCCGAACATGCCGACATGGCAACGTCAACAAAATATCCAAACGTTGACGCTATCAACTATGCCTCAGACAACGGACTGCGTTGGATGGTCATAGAGCAGACCGAAAAAGCACAACGCCGCTTTGACGGTGAAAACCGCAAGTATTGGAACTTGGGCATCAACGGTTCGGGCAGCGTATCAACATTCTCACTGCGCCCCGGTTGGCATGCCGGCTCTCTGCCTACAATGCGACAAATCGGCAAGGGTAAAGAAAAGAACCTTCGCGACAACAGCTTTGTGTGGGTTGAGGGCGAGGTATCAGCTGACGTTGACTACAATGCCGAAGCAGAGCGCAATCCCGACCGCGACCTACCCGACCGCATTCCCGAAGATGGTTACTACATCAAAGCCACAAATGCTGACAAGGGAAAGAGCCAGGCAGACCGTGTGGGTTGGTATGTTGCCGGAGCATTCAAGGCTAACCGTATAATCGGCGATGCCGAAGCACGTCAAGTCATAGACAAGTTCAACAGTGAGCATCCTGATATGACACCTGTTGAATATGACTGGGCACGCGAGAGCGGGCGTGACTTTGACCCGGAGCAAGGGTTGGAGTTCCGCGATGCCGACGAGCAGAACGAGCGCGACAAGGAGGAAATGCGCAGCATGGACATGCAGGAGAAAACCTTGAAGATTGCCACCATGCTCTCAGAGCGACACAAAGACGATATTGCCGTTAAAGATGCAGCACTTCAAGCAATCGGCAATACCCTCAGTGACATCCGCAAGGCTATGACAGCACAGCAAGAACTTGACTACAACACCGTCAAGTCACTGCGCAACGTTGCCAACGTGCTCATGGAGAGTGCAGACTTTTGCCCCGAGGGACGCGAGGAAGTGAAACGACTGACAGCAATACTGCAAAAAGGTTTAGGTCACAACTACACCGACAAACAGAAAGTGCAGCACCACGCACAAACCGACAAAGACTTTGCAGATGCCGTTAACTCGCTTATGGACTTGTTTGTTGACAACCAGTTGCGCTTGTCAGAACGCTTCTTTGACAAAATGCTGAAAGTGCGCGGCGACAAGGTCAATGCCAAGGGTGTTGCAGTTGCCGGCAAACTTGACCCGCAAGGTCAGGTTATGGTTCGTGCGTTCAAAGACTACATGAACGTCAAAGAAGACGGTGAAATCGCAGAGCGTATCTCAACACTTGAGGAGCGCCTTGCCGGTGATGACGACAATGTTGCTATCATGGCAGCAGCCGAACACAGAGGCTTAGTGCTTGCACAGAAGTATCGCAACGATGTGCGTGCACGCGAGAGCGATGAAACCGCTATTCGTAACGCCATCGGCGACCTTACCGCCAAGTGGGATAAGAACATGAACGGAGAAGCACGTCGAGCTTACATTGAACAGAAGGCAGCTCTCTACGAGTCAATTCGCAAGGCCAAGATTGAGCGTGCAGAAGCGCTGCGCAACCTTGCCTCGCTGATCGGCACGGAGATGAGTGAGTCAATAGACCGCCTCAATGAGTATCGTCAGCGAGAGAAACAGCGCATCAACGACATTCACCACTGCGCTAACTCAGATATGAGCGGCAGACCGTATAATGAGTTCGGACAGAAGAGGTCAGTGCGCACAGTGCTATCTAATGGTATTTTGACACGTATTTTCTTTGCACCGACAGCTACATTCGAGCAGATGATGAGAGTGCTTGGTTCAAAGAGCATTAACGGGGAGGGGTATCTGAAAAGACGCTTCGTTGACGGTTGGCAAGAGTGCCGCGACAAAGAGTGGACAGAGACTCAAAAAACCGAAGGTATTCTCAACGCCAAAGCCGCACAGATACTTGGCAAGCGCAAATCACGCTGGAGTGACCTCTATGACCTCAGCAACAAGAAAGCCGGCCACATCAGCTGGTGGGACGGCGGAGAAATGCGCAACCACAATGTGACGCAAGGTAACCTCATGTATATGTACATGGTCAACAAAATGGAAGACGGACGTGTAAAACTCCGTGCCATGGGCATCACCGATGAAAACATAATCAACGTTGAGGATAAATTAGACCCGAGGCTTAAAGCAGCTGCAGATTGGCTACAGGGAGAATTGCTACCCGCACTGCGACACAAGTACAACGAGGTACACATGCGCATGTTTGGTGCTCCGATGGACGAGATAGAGAACTACTTCCCGTTGAAGATACTCGGAGAGTCACGTCAAGAGCAAACACAGATAGAAGCAGGTCTCGACCCCGAAGGACGCGAGTTGCCAAAGATTATGACCGGTGCAATCATACGTCGCAAGTTCAACACGAGCATGCTTGACATACCCGGTTCGGATGCTATATCGGTGGCACTTGACCACGTTCGCGAAATGGAGAACTGGGCAGCATTTGCCGAGTATCGCCGCGACCTTGGCACATTGCTGTCATACAAACGCTTCCGCAACCAAATCAAGAACATGTCAACTGTATACGGCAGCGGCAAGAAGTTGTGGGCGAAATTCTACAACCTCTCAATGTTGGTTGGCGGTGCATACAAGCCTAAAGTCAATGAATTTGACAAGGCATTGGTGAACACAACAAAGTTGGTAACGGCATCATGTATTGCATTCCGCTTCAACACTGCGCTCAAACAGCTGCTTTCATACCCGGCATTTCTAGCCGAGGCTAACGTTGCACGATTGCTCTATAACACAGCGCCAAAGCGTCAACGCGAGTGTTGGAAGTGGGCAATGGAAAATATGCCGTCATTCCAACGCCGCTGGCAATCAAGACAGGCGGGCAATGAGGTATTGCGTTCTACAGAGCACGATTGGAAATGGACTAACACTGAGTTCATGCAACGACTGCAACGTGGGGGCATGTCGGCCAACGCATTCATTGATGCACTGACAGTGTCAATGGGTTCTGAGGCTGTCTATACCTGCAAATATAAGGAATATATCAAAGACGGCTTTACCCCGGAGCAAGCGCACAAGCAAGCCATTATGGACGCAGAGCAGATATTCAACCTCTCGCAACAATCAAGCGAGCTGCCGTATCTGTCGCTGATGCAAAATGACCGCAGCTACATGACAGCATGTTTCACTGCATTCCGCAACTCCCCGATGAGCTACCTTCGCCAATCAATACAAAGCAAGCGCGAGCTTTACAACAGCCTAACCAATAGGGAAGAGCAAATTGCTTATGAGATTAAGAAAGGTGTGCGCATGGGTTTGACAGAAGAACAAGCCGAAAGGCGAGCCAACCGGCTGTTCAACCGCAACCTTGGCCGCAATGTTGTGAAGTCTGCCACATTTGACTTTATACTGCCGGCACTTTGGTCATACGGCCTTACCGGTGCGTGGTATGCGATATTCGGCAAGGACAAAGACAAGAAAAAGGAGCAAGCGGAAGATGCTTTGAAACGAGGCTTTCTCGGCCCGCTTGAAGGTTTCACCGGAGGCGGCACAATACCCGATGTTATATACAGTGCAATACAAGGCACACGTCCGTATTTTGACACCGACATGTCTCCGGCAGCAAGTCTGCTAGAAGACGAGATAACGTCGATTGTCAACCGCAAGTATTATGAAGCCGCACACACCGGAGTGCAGACACTTGCAGCATACACCCTAGGTATTAACCCGCAAGTGTTTGAGGACTGGATTGTGGCAGGCTTGGACTATTTCGGCGCTGACGACAAGAGCATGAGAGACCTTGCAATACTTGGGATGCGTATACTATCATGCCCGCAGTCTCAGATTGACCAAGTGTACTTTGACGAGCTTGGCATGGACGCACGCGAGGCACAACGTAAGTCACCGGAGGAGCTGGCAGAGCGCTACGCCATTTACAAAGCACGACGCGCCAACTTCACGACACTCCTGGCAATGAGCAAGGATAAATGGGCATCGGAACTTGACCGCTTCAACACCCGCTTCAACAAAGAAGCCAAGGTGCGCATCTCCAAGCTCACTGACAGTGCAATAAGTGATAGCTTTGACAAGTACGAAGAGGAGTATAAGCAATTCGGCCAACGTCTGCGCGAGATTGACAGCAACGACATGATAAACCGCGCAGCAAAGGCTCAAGAGTTATTCCGCACACCCGAAGGTCAACGCTACATGCTTTACCAAGGCTTACACGGCAAGCTTGACAAGATGATAAAATCATGGACAAGTGCTCCAACTCCGGAACTTGCAGCCGCCAACGCCGCCGATATTGTCAACTACAAAAGCGCCGCAGTAAGAATGCTTAACAGCTACAAAGATAAGCAGAAGGCTCGCGAGGCTCAAAAGGAGCTGATAAAAATCGTCAGCGAGTGGGAGAAACGCAACAACAATCAATAGTTAAAATCAAAAAGTTAGAGGCAGAGAGTAACTTTGTCTCTAACTTTTAAAACATTATAAGAACATACAATGATGAGATTGCATAGCATGAGTCGTGTTGGCACTTGCCGTACGACAGAAGAAATGGACACGGTGAAGCGCTCGAAGATAACCGACCGCGATGACCGCACACGCGCATTGAACATTCTGTTGGAAGTGCAGACATATTACCAAGCGATGGACAGATTTCGTCGCGATCGAGAGCGCAATAAGAAATACAACTATGGTGACCAGTGGTCAGACGTGATATGTGTCAACGGCGAAAAAATGCGCGAAGACGAATATATCATGAAGCAAGGCAACATCCCATTGAAGAACAATCTTATACGCCGCCTTGTGCGCAACGTTATTGGTGTGTATCGCAGCCAATCAACCGAGCCAACATGCTCGGCACGCGACAAGGACGAGCAACCACTCGCTGACGTAATGAGCACACTGCTGCAGTACAACATGCAGCTCAATCGCATGAAGGAGCTTTATGCCCGCACCATGGAGGAATATCTTATCAGCGGCTTCATTGTGCATCGTAAATATTACGGTTGGAAGTTTGGCAAGCTCGATTGTTGGACTGATAACGTGCAGCCTAACAACTTCTTTATAGACACCAACATGCGCGACTTTCGTGGTTGGGACTGCTCTTGCGTAGGCGAGATACATGACATCGACTTTAATACCCTGTGCAAACGTTTTGTTCACTCTCCGCAAGACTATGAACGTTTGGCAGAGATTTATCGTGTAGCCCGCAACCGTAGCGCACTTACGCAAGCATGGCAAGACTTTGGCTATACAAACCGCACGACATCACAACTTGATTTTCTTATGCCGCTTGACGAAACACGTTGTCGCGTGATTGAGGTGTGGCGCAAGGAAAGCAAGCCGCGTTATTTCTGCCACGACTGGAACACAGCCAAGGTATTCAAGTGCGAGCTTGAAGACTACCCGAAGATGGTGGTGCAAGAAAACGAACGTCGCATACAGCAAGGTACATCGTTTGGCATGGAGGTGAACGACATCCCTCTCATTGATGCTGAGTATGGCCTTGACGAGTATTGGTACTATTACATGCTCTCGCCGCAAGGAGACATACTTGACGAAGGCGAAACACCTTACGAGCATGGAGGGCATCCATACGTATTCAAAGCATACCCGTTCATTGACGGAGAGATACACAGCTTTGTTGCAGACATCATCGACCAACAGCGCTACACCAACCGATTGATAACGCTGTATGACTGGATAATGCGAGCAAGTGCCAAAGGTGTGTTGATGGTGCCGACTGACTGTATTCCCAAGGGAGTAAGCCCCGAAGATTTTGCCGAAACATGGAGCAGTCCGAATGGCATGCTTTTATACACTCCAAGCGCCAAGCATGGCAACGTGCCGCAACAAATTGCAGCTAACTCTACAAACATAGGCATCAACGAACTTTTAAACCTACAGCTCAAGTTCTTTGAGGACATTAGCGGTGTAAACGGCGCATTGCAAGGAAAACCGGGTTATTCAGGCATCAGTGGAGCGCTCTACAATCAGCAGACGCAAAACGCAACAACATCGTTGCTTGATTTACTTGAGTCGTTCAATGAGTTTGTTGTGGATGCAGCATCGAAAGATGTTAAGAACATCCAGCAGTTCTACGACGAGAAACAAATCACGGCTATTGCCGGCACAAATCTCTCAAGCATCGAGTTCAATCCCAAAGAGGTTGTTAATTCAGATTTCAACCTTGCGGTTGCACAGAGCACAGCCACGCCCGTATACAGAGCCATGGCAAATGAATTCCTCATGCAAATTTGGCAGTCGGGACAAATCTCACTGCAACAACTTTTGCAAACGGGAGAATTTCCATTCGCAGACCAACTGCTGCAGTCATTGCAAGCACAACAAGCGCAGATACAAAACGGAGAGCAACCACAAGGTGTTTCGCCGGAGCTGCGTGCCCAAGTTGAGCAGAACACCAACCTGGACGCAGTTAACCGCCTCAACGATGCTATGCGCAGCTAGAACGAAGCAGCACTCACAACATGTGATGCTGTTATGCGCCTAAACACTTCACTTTCGGTTTGAGTGACTGTTGGCAGCGGCATTTCGTTGAAACATATATGAAGCCCAATAGCGCGTGTCATTAGGAGGTCATCATGCTCTCCTATAATAGCACCATAAGCGCCGTTGGGCTTTCTCTCGTATGCAAGAAACTCATCCAAGCAGCGAGAGTCTGCTTCGACATACGCATGCTCACGCACGTACTTTACAAGGCCGCTAATAATCATGGGCTTTGTGTATGTGTTGGTATGGAAGCCATATTTGCGCGGCAGACACTGGCGTATATCCTCCTCAGACTGACGGCGTGCATACAGGTTTGGATATATCTCCTTTATCTGATTGAGAATATATTGCGATTGGTCACCGTCAACTTGGCGCTCTTTATCGTGCGTCTCAAGCGTATTACTTTCGATAACGAGCAGAGAGTCATCGTAGAAGGCAGCAATCTGCGCCGCTTTCCACGCCAAAAGGTCAATATCAATGTGGCCACGCCACTGAGCAACGACAGCAGGCTTCTCACCATCCATCATCGCTATCCTATCAAACACAACAATTACAGACCAGTCGGCCTTGTTTGAACGGCCACCGACGTCAACAACAGTCAGATAGCGGTCATTTATAACCTCGGTGTCATCGTCGTCTGCCACATCGGGTAAAGCCCACACCCACAACACGCCTTGTTTATCTTCGGCAAAGCGCAGTTCGGAGAGAGCATCTATGCCGGCATTTGAACGCCCGTAGACATCGCCGACATACAAAGGAGGCCGACACGCGGGGCGAAATTTCTCAACGAGGTATTTGTCAAATACGCAAGCACCTGAGTTGACAAAGGCCTCTATATCATCAGAGGGACACTCAGCAGCCATTGAACCATGCTCAGTGTGCTTGCTTCGCTCAACGATATACCAATTAATACCCTCGAGCGTTGCGCCCAAACCCCAAAGCCACCAAAGATACTTGCCCGGTTCTTCACGATTTGACGGAGCATTCGCATTGTTACGATTTTCGTATAGCTGTTTAGCAAATGCCAACTTCGCATTGTCATCCTCAAATGGTATGACATTCCAGTCAATATCATACCACGGCACAAACAAGCGCTTGAACTGTGAACGGGGGTTGTCGCGAGCATCAACATATTCCTTATGGAAAAAATTACCATGGCCGTTTGCCGTTGACTCATAGACAATCATCGTGCCGGGACGGTTGAGTACGCCACCGCAAGCAGAGCGCACAATATCGGCAGGCTTTTTGCCCTCAGTCTCCTTCCATATACCAACCTCAGAAAGATGCACAAGTGCATAGTCACCGCCACGGCAAGAGTCGGGGCGCTCTGCCGTGCCAATCTTTATCTTGCACTCGCGTTGAGGCACACGGAAGATAGAACCTGATTTACCCACGCCAACCATTTTAGGCTCATTTTCTGAATAGGCATCGCCCAAGCGATGCAGCATCGAAACCGGATAGTTCTTTACCATTCGGTCAAACATATCCTTGATTTCGTCAGATGCTGTACCCTGGTGTGCAATAATCAGAGAGTTTAACCCATATCGCTGAGTGAACTGCATCCACGCCATATAAAGTTGAGAGGTAGTAGAGCCACCCCACTGACGAGCCTTGAGCAGCACCAAACGAATTGGTTTGCCGGCAAGGCGAAAGCTTTCAAGCACACTGACAAACTTGCGTTGCGGGTATGACAGACGAAAAAGTATCTCAGGGTCTCCGTCGATGTTTTTATTCTTGATATATGCAAACACAGCCGCCCAAAACGGAAAATCAAAGCGACAGCGTATGCGCGTGAACTGGTCAACAACATGTGTGCGTGTCGACGCATCCGGCTCAACCTCCAATTCCTTGCGAATAAATTCATCAAGCGAACCCAGCCGTGTCAACGTCTTAACCATGGGCACGGCAAGCATGGCACGCGGCACCCATTGTCGGCGTATCGGAAAATCAGATATTTCTATAAGCACACGCTCACCCAACGAACCTTTACCCGTCACAGGATTGAACGGAGCATGAATGATAGCATTACGATGCTCATTCTCCTTGAGTATAGCATCAATAGGATTTATACTCTTGCTTTTGTTTGTTGAAGACTTCATCATAATACCCGTTTTTAATTTTGTAGATAACATCGAGAGCCGAGCGTGGCAGCATATAGAACTTCGGTGCAGGGCAGTTGACAGCCTTTGCAGTGAGGTCACGAATAGACATATCAGGATATTTAGTGCGCAGCTGCAGCACCTGTTCGTAGATAGCGGTGAACATTTCACGCTTCGTAGGGCGCATGTTTTTAGGCAAGCCACGGCCTGAGAGCATTGCTCCAATAACAATGGCAGCACGGTCTTCCGATACCCAAAAACGTGATGACGGCATATTAACAAGCGCAACACCAATATCATAAACCTTAATGTGTTTGGCGATGCCAAGTTGGTAGCGATACGCCTTAATCAATTCATCATTCCGTCTTTTTGTAAATCTTAAAATGCTTCCGTGAGGTTTCATTAAGTTAGTAATTAAGGGATTACGTACTTTAAATTTACTCATTTTGTCAGTCAGAACATAAAACGCAAACCACGTATAAATGCATTATTTTTGTCGTAAAATTAAAGTACAACCTAATACAACTTTGTTATGGCTGAAACACAGACAGTTAAGAGCAAACGCGACATTTTCGGCGAGCGGTTAAAAAAGAAATACCCCGACCGCGAGTATGCCGACGATGAAGCACTATTCGGTCAAATTAATGACGATTATGACGAATATGATAATAAGTTGAAAGGCTACAAGGATAGTGAGGACAAGTTCGCAGGAATGATTACTCAGTACCCGCAGAGCGCTCAATTTATTGCAGACATGGCCAACGGCAAAAACCCATGGGTGTCTATGGTGGAGCAGTTGGGCATTGACGGCATCACCGACATCTTTGAAAATCCCAAATACAAAGAGGAGATTGCGAAAGCTCAAGAAGACTATCTTGCTCGCAAGACCAAGAACGACGAACTTGAAGCCGAGTATTCAAAGAACCTTGGCGAGACAATCAAAATGCTCGAAGACGTACAAAAAGAAATGAGCCTCACCGACGAGCAGATTGACCAAACGTGGGATAAGCTAACTCAGATAGCCAATGACGCTATTGTAGGCAAGGCCTCACGCGAAACATTTGAAATGATCTACAAAGCCATTAATCACGACACCGACGTTGAGCAAGCTCGCGAGGAAGGCAAGATTAATGGCCGCAACGAACGCATTGTTGAGAAACTGCGCAAAGATAAAGCCTCAGACGGAGTGCCCAATCTAGCCGGCAGCAACAACGCACCTTCACGCCAGCGAGGCAACAGCATATTTGACATTGCCGAAGGAGCACGTTAAGACAAACTCTCATGGCATTGGAAGAACATATACAATTCCCTACCCAACGACCGCAAATGCCGACAACAGGCAGCGCGGGTTTGGCAACACAATGCCCCGGCGTAGCGGTGACTGTTAGCAGCGTAGCGGCGGCAAGCGGCGGCATTCACCCCGGAGCACTGATAGAGACAAATATTTACAAACCATCAAAATAATTATTTAAAATGGCAGAAGAAACTGTAAACATGGGCACAGGAGTAGCAACTACTCCAGCCCCCGGCAGTGCCGGGTTATCGACCCAAGTACCCGGTCAAGCCACCACCGTCAGCGGTGCTGCACAAGCATCCGACGGCATTCAGCCCGGCAATTTTATTGAGACTGACATTGACGATAAAATCTTTGCGTTCCAAAGCGAAGACACTGCGTTGATGTCGCTCATGCTCAAAGCCAAGAAAGTCAACGTCAGCTCTCCCGTAGTTGAACACTACATGATTGACGAGCAACGTTCAACCTTTGAGACCACGGCAGCTGTGACCGAGGGAACAAGCAACAACTTCACCCTACCCCTCTCTGCAAACGACCAAAACATCTTGCGTGACTACCACACCGTCCTTGTTAAAGACGTTGACGGTTACACAGAGGACGGTCAAACCAAAACCCCGGGCAAAGACCTCATGCTCTTTGTTACCGGTCACGACACCGTTACAGGCAACCCCGTTGTACGTGCCGTTAACGGCCCGAAAGCATCTAAGACCGATACTTTCTGCAGCACGCCCGCTATCCCCATCGGTTCAAAAATCAAACTTCTCGCAAACGCTCTCTACGAGACACAAAAAGAAGTTGACCCCGACCTCATCATCCCGCAACCCTCGCAGGTATATCTGCAAAAACGCGGCATGAACCAAGTGGTATCTGACTACTTCGACGCACAGAAAAAACGCATACCTTTTGCTCAAAGCATCATCGCCGAGCAAGCCATCCTCAACTTCAAACGTGCCGGCAACCGCACCCTTTGGGCCGGCCGCAAAGGCGCATTCCCCGTGCGTGTTCCCAAACTTGGTGAACAAATGGTTTACACTACCGAAGGTGTACGTTGGCAATTCAAACGCGAGCTTCGCCACACCGGCAAATGGACAATCGAAAAATTCATTGCCCTTGCCAAGATGTTCTACACCGGCGAGGACGTCCCCAAAACTGCCATCCTGCTTGCAGGTAAAAACCTCCTTGAGGAAATTCAGTGCATCGACTACTCGAAGCACCCCGAAATCCAAATCACCTCAACCACCAACACCGTTGGTTGGGTTGTTACACGTATCCACACCGTTTACGGTGACATCGACATCAAACGCGAGCCGACACTCGACACCCTCGGTTGGAGCAACAGCGGTGCTCTCCTCGGCGAAGACCGACTTGTGCACTACATCTACTCTAACCAACACGAGTTCAACGACCGTGTTGACGGCGAAGAGGCAACCCGCAGAGGCATCGTTATCTGGGATGCTCTCGCACTCAAAGGCTCATGCCACATCTGGATTGACGGCGAAGGCGAACCCGCTAACGCTGACAGCGTGACATACGAGATATGGGACAGCGCAGAAGCTCCTACTGATGATGACCTTGTAGACGGTTGCGTTTACTACCTCATCCAAGATTGCCCCGGCATTAGTGCAAACGCACAAAATGGTCAAATGTGGCAATACAAAGACGGCAAGTGGACTGAGTACACCGGCACAGTGACAGCAGCCTAAAAGAGCTGGACTTATTGTATTGTAGTTAATTGAGGCGATTGGCAAAGCCGTGCGAGCTGCGCCTGTCGCCTCTATTTATAAAAACAAGTATTACATATATGGAACTTAAAACATACAGCGTTGACAATCTCATGGACTGGGATGCTGAGATTGAAACAGGCAAAGCCAAAGTGAGAGTACACTTTACCGGCGGCACAGCAACGGCATACGGTGTAACCCCGGCATTGTACACAACAGGCAACCCATTCATTCAAACTGTCATTGAGCACAGCAACTACTTTAAGACAAATCGCATCAAGTTGTTGCGCACATCGGGCACTCCCGACGTAAAAGAACCGAAGGTAGCCAAACCCACAGCGCAAGCTGCACAAGCTACACCCACTGCAGCTGCAGCAGAACAGTCGAGTGAGGCAGCTCAAGAGCCGGCAAGTGAGGCAGCTGACGAAGTGGCAGACGAGCCGACCGAGATAGACGACTCGGAGGTACATACTACACCAGATGCCGTTGAGGTAACCCCCACCGAAGTTGAGGTATCATGTTTGACCGAGGCACAAGTGTACCTCAAAGAGAACTTTGGTATCGCATCGAGCAAAGTACGCAGTAAAATAGCCGCCCAAGAATACGCACGCCAAAACGGTCTTGTGTTTGTATTCCCGGCAGCAGAATAAAACACTTAGCACATGACGAAGAGCGTTGAAGACATCATAGAAGACGTGCGCGTTGCTCTAGATCAGAACAACAGCAGCACGGCCTTGTTGGCAGAAGGAGACATTGACACATTGTCGCTGAACGAAATTATCAAGTCAAAGATAGTTGAAGCCGTGCGCAGTGTGCATGCCACCGCACCATATTACATGCTTGAGCAAGGGCACAACATCCCCGTGTCAATCTGCTGGCTTGACGATGTTACCACCACAATCAACGGAGTGTCAACGACAACTGTGGGCACAGACACCGCAGGGTTTGTTTTGCTTCCCAAAGACTTTCAACGCCTTGTTGTGTTCCAACTCAGCGACTGGGAGCGCCCGGTGTACAACGCTATTTCGACCGACGACACCGAGTACGAGAAACAATTCTCACGCTTTAAAGGTTTGCGAGGCACATCGCAAAAGCCTGTGTGTGCAATAGCAGTTCGCTCAGAAGGTTTAGCGTTGGAGTTCTTCTCATGCAAGAGCCGCAACGTCACCGTCACGCGAGCCGTTTACATACCACTGGCAAGCATAGACGACAGCGGCAACGTAGACCTATCCGAGCGCTGTTATCCCGCAATAGTGTACATGGTGGCAGCACTCACACTATATGCTCTGAGCGATACCGAGCGAGGCAAAGTATTTGAAGAACTATCGAAATCTCAATTACAAGAATGAGCGATTACTTTCCCAGACAGACACTTGGCGGTGACTTATCGGTTGGACGCGATATAGACACCGGAGGTGACGCATCAATCAAAGGCACGGCAACCATCGGGCATGACCTGGTAGTGAAGGGTACGATTGACGCAGCAAATATCAAGGCAGCAAACAAAGGTTTTTTTGCCACTGCTGACGAGCTGCGTACGGCATACCCCTACCCTCACGACGGTTGGTGGGCATTGGTTGGCGACTCCATCCCGGGTGAGGTATATCGAGCCTACGACGGCAAGTGGATAGACACCGGCTCAACAGCCGGCTATGCCGACCTCTCAGGTGCTGTCACGCAAGAAGTAATCAGAGACCTCTCAAATTACTTTCTATCGAAGACCGGTGCTGACACCGCAAGTGGCTTAATATCATTCCTTAAAGGCCTTGACATCGGCAACTATGTTAACTCAATGAGTGCCGGACGCGGCGCTGGCATAGATGCCGATGGCAATGCCCAAGTAGAAAGCATCGAGGTGCGCACGTACATGAAGGTAATGGAGCTTATTACCAACCGCCTAACAGCCGTAGAAAGCGAATTTACCTTCACCGACTCAGGAACTATTGAGAGCGTCACCAAAATCAGCACCGACACCTATAAGCTGAAAATGCGAAAGCGTTGGGACTATGACTACACCGCCTTCAAGGAGAACGACGTAGTATATGGCTCAGTAAACACGCTGCTATTTGACGGCAGCTACTTCACAAGCTGGTTTAGGGTGAACAGCGTTGACACCTCGGCAAACACACTCATTGTGTCGCTATACGCGAACCTTGATGTGCCGGCAAAGAAAAACTATGCTCCCGTTGCGGGCATGGTGGTAAACCGCCGCGGCAATGCTCTCAACGAGGAGCGCCAAAGCTGCTGGTATATATCAAGCTTCGAGGGCACGATAATGTATCTGGAAGGTGTCACAAAGCCAATACTTGACGAGGAGAACTACTACATGTTTATAGGCAAGCCCAAACATCTTGAGTTGTTTGAGAACTTGCCGATAAACTATGACCACCCCTACCTGTTCGCACGTGGTGCAATCATACAAGATTTGCTGCGCATTGACTATAAGGGTGTTCAAAAGTACGAGATAATTGACCTTGGCGTATGGCAAGAGAACGTGCAGTACATACGTGGTTACTCAGAGGAGTATGGCGAGTATGTGCAACATCAAGTGTGGTACAAGTCATGTTGTTGGCGCGTTGCCGTTGACAAGGCAACCATTGGTGTAGCACCACGGTGGAACAACACCGAGTGGGTGTGCGTGGTTGGTGACAGCAACTTCACACTGGAGATTGACAGCAGCAGAGGCCATTTCTTTCGTCTTGGCCGTGAATATACAACACTCACCTACAAGCTCAAGCACGGCGACATGGACATCAGTGCAGATGCCTTTCAAGTTGAGTGGGAACGAGACAGCGGACTACCCGATGAAGACCTTGTGTGGAACTCCGAACATGCTGAGAGCAACCAAAGCGTTGAGATTACTCCGAAAGACATGCCCAGCAACTGGGCAGAAACCAAACAAGTCACCTTTCGTGTCACCGTATTCCTCAAAGACGGAGATGAAGATGAAAGCGAAAACGGCGAAGATAGCGGCGACGGCGGCGAGGTAAAAGAATTAACAACCGAAATTAACTTCAACAAATGAAAACAGCGAGCGCATACATACTCTACACTCCATTGACAGTGTCACTGCAAATGGAGATGACAGGCGGCAGCACCTCGCAAGTGCTAGACGGAGTGAGCGGAGACTACAGCCCCGACCGCTCTCTCACTCCGTTGGTGATAACACCAAAGCTGATTGTAAAAGACAGCGACGGCGTGCTCGTCAGCGGCGACCACACCAAACAACTCACCGACATACGTTGGTATCTAGCCTCAGACGGCGAAGATGAAACGACACGCATACTCAGCACCAACACAAAGTATGTGGTAGGAAGCTACGGAGTGCTGACCGTGAAAGAGAATGTTGTGCCCGATTCACCGGTGAACTTATTTTTCAGCTGTGCCTATCTTGACAGCCGTTCGGGCAACACGTATAGAGCAACATATCAGCTCACCCTTTCGTCGACAAAGGCAATAGCTGTGAACTTAGCCGTTAGCATTGATGCAACGTCTAAAATGCCTATATCGCCTTTTAAGAGTGTGCAGCAGCGCACCATCACCGCCACGCTCTATAACGGTGAAAACCTGGTTGACGATGACAATGCCATATACAACTGGCAAGTGCAAGACGGCTCATCGTGGCGAGACATCACCGAAGACGACTTGCTTTATGTGTCGGGGCAAGGCACGAAGGCTATCACCATTGACCAAAGCTACATCGACAAAGAAGTGATACGTGTGCAAGCATCGCACGTAGCATCGCCAACAAAGACAGTGACAGCTCAAACGAAACTATATCGCTGGTATGGTCTGTGGGACGAGCGTGTGAAGATTGTGCGCGGCAAGTACATTCGCCCCGACACTAAGGAAATAGAGACGAAGTGCATTATTGACTTACCCAAAGGGCAAATCTCAAACCCGGCGAAGTATTTCAGCATCGCCCACATATTCACCACAAGCGCCACAAATGCAACGCAGACAATGCTTGGCTACGGCGAGAGCTTTACTGTTGACGCTTCTATTGCCGGCACAGATCCAAAGGTGATACCGGTGTTTGGCGTAGAGGTAAAAGAGCGCACAGCTTTGCGAGCTTGCTCAGTCAACGGCAGTGTGCTGACCGTTAACGGCTCAATATTGACATATCAAGACATCAAAGACTAAACACGAACAAACTATGGCAACAATGTATTATTTTGCGGTGCCCGAAAGCATTGCGGCAGCGCTAAATCTAAAAAGCATACGCAGCTGCAAGGACGGGCAGTATCTGCTATCCGGGCAAGACCTCTGCTGCTATGGCACGGAACGAGCAATCAGCGAGGGCGCAGTGCAGCTCACGCGCAAAGAGGCAAAGAAAATGTTTAATCTATAAACCATCACAACGTTATGTCACAAATATCAGCAATAGACACACTTGAATGTGTGGTTGACGGTGATACCATCGTGCCGCGCATGGCTTTCGTCATGGGTGCCGGTGTTGGAACAACACAATACTACAACCCCACAACAAAAGTATGTAGTCCTGACTACACAGATACGAATACACAAATCATGTTGTACCCATGCTGCTACAGCTCTAATGCCGGCAAGTATGTTGTGCCGACCGAAGGAACGGAGAGGTGGTATTTCAACAACCCCGACAGCAGTGAAGCCCTAATAGTTGACCCTGATACGGGCAATGTAAAGGAAAAGTACAAAAACTATTTCACCAATCTTGACGACAACGGCAACAAGCTAACATATACAGTGAACGGGCAAACATTCCCCGCACTGAAAATCATAGGCAACCTTGCCGGCGAAAACTCTATCAACAGCTACAACCAAGATGTTGCAATATACTTTAAGGGAGAGATTAACGGTGTCAGCACCACGTGTCACGGTGACATCGCTATACGCGAGACAGTTGGCAACGTGTATGACATAGTGTTGTCGTGCGTCAACGAAGGAGGACACCCGGACACTGTTATTGACAGCGACAGTGAAACGCTCGAGATAACTGCCGATTTGCAGCTAAATGGCGCATCCATACAAGCCGGAGCATGGTCATGGAAGAAAGCTTCAGCCGGCAATTTGATAGACATTGTAACGAAAGGAGATTTAGTGAAAGGTGTCGTAGGCGTAACTGTATCCAACGATGGTAAAACCATTACTCTTACGGAAGCAGCTATTGACAGCACCGAGCAATTTTATGCCGTTGCCACACTCGACGGCAATACATACACGAAAGGCATTGAGGTGTGCGATACACACGACCCATATTACATTGAAATGGGGCGCAGCACAGCCTCAAATCTTATCCGTGCAACCGAAACAGTTACCTACACCCCACAAGTATTGGCTCGCGCAAGCAGAACTACGCAAACAAACTGGACTTTCAGCTATGCGATTTTAGACTACAATGGCTCAACCATCGTATCAGGAAGTGTTTCCAACGGCAAATTTAATGTGTCGGGTGCAACCGTGCAAGAGTACGGCCAAGTAACAGTGTATATTGAAGCAACAGGTAACGGTTAAAAAAGAGAAGTTATGAGTAAAGTTTCAGCTTTTGATGTGCTAATCCCCTACCCCGAGAGTGGCGAGGACGGCAGTAACGGTGAAGATGCTGTGTTTGTACACATGGTTGCAGACAAGGCATCAATCAATCCCACTACGTCAGACCAAACGGTTAGCGTCAAGGTGTATAAGCGCGTTGGCTCGGGCGAGCAGGAAGATATAACCGACTCGCTAATCAGCTATGTAATGGCTGCATCGTCTGGATATACCGTCAAGTATATGGTTAACTACACAGATATGCCTAGCAAATCTGCAACTATTGGCAGCTCGGCAACTATTGCTGCAGGCAACCCAAGCGATATTTCATCAATAACATTTACGCTGTATTCCGTATCAGGCATGTCTCTCACCGAAATGCAGACAATCGAAGTGCCCGTTGTTAGCGACGGTGAAAAAGGAGATACGGGAGAAAAAGGTGACACCGGCGACAAGGGGGACAAGGGTGACACCGGAGATAAAGGCGATACAGGAGATAAGGGCGACGATGCGGTTGTGTATCGTCTTGTGCCTAGTGTCACAGCTGTGCATATTGACGCTGACGGCAACTTGTCAGAGTCAACCGTCAGTGTGAAAGTTATGAAGCGAATTGGCAGCAACACGGAAACTGACTATACAAACTCTCTAATAACAGCCGGCCCTGTTGCCAACGGACTATTTGTACACTATGCCACAAAAATTGCAGGCACGGCATTTACTACGAGTGTAGACATATCTGCAGAAATGGGATATCTTACTTTCTATTTGGCACAGCGAGTGAACGGCGTTGATAAAGATATTGATACCGTTACCATTCCATTTATCACCGACGGAGCAAAAGGCGACGATGGCGTGATGATTTATATGGTTGCAGACAAAGCATCTATTAACCCTACCACATCAGCGCAGACCGTTAGTGTCAAGGTGTACAAGAAAGTTGGAGAAGCAGCAGCTGAAGATATTACGAGCACAATGTATTCTGCATTTGCACCCGGTGTTCCTTGTTATGCTGTGCAAGTTGTAGGCAAGGCAAGAAACGCATACGTAGCGTGGGGCACGACGATGACAATAGCTGCAGGAGATAACTCCTACACCTCTGTCAGCTTCTCTTTAATTTATTGGGACGGCGAAAACAGTTCAACCATGCAAATAATCGACATTCCGGTTGTGTATGACGGAAGTCGAGGGCCGACACTTCGAGGGCCTCTCGACTGGGAGTCGCTTGACGACACATTCAGCTTTGAGAGCGGCGGCGAAGACGACACCTACATTGACGTTGTGCTGTACAAGGAGCAGTATTACTATTGCACGGAAAACCACGTCAAGAGCGATGTTGGCAGCAATCCACTGACGCTGGCAGCGAACAACAAGTATTGGAAAGTCGGCGACAAGATTGACTTCGTGGCCACGAAGATATTGCTGGCATCGTATGCGCTGATAAAGAACCTCGGTGTTGAGAATGTCTATATGACAGACGCTGACGGCAACGAGATATTCTATGCTCGCGACGGCAACGTTAGGTGCAATGTCGGCACGTTTAAAAACATTGCCGTGACCGACGCATCAATATCGAAGGGCACGATTGATAGCGCCGAAATCACCAACGGCACGATTGATAGCGTGACTATTACAAACGCAAAAGTAACCGGTGACCTTGTTGCCAGGGCACTTTATCTGAAATTTGGTGCCGGTTTATATAGTTCATCGGATTGCTCGATGTACATTTCCATATCCGCAATTACACTTGAAAATTTACCGGAAGGAACAGCGCGCACAATTCGCATTTATAATCCGGTGGTAACTAGGGAAGATTCAATTTACGACTTAACTCTAACAGCTGCAGATAGCAATGTTTATATAAGCGACTTTAATTCTCCTAAAACGATAAGCGGAGCCGGGATAAACTCCGGCAAGCAATTCGAGCTAATTGGTTACCACCAAGAGGGAGAGTCCAAAACAAAATGGTTAATTAGAGAAATAGCAGATACATTCATTTAAACATACCAGATTATGGCAAATACAACAGAACTAACGACGCTGACGAGTGTTAGTACGGCGTTGTTGACGAACAGCGTATTGATAGAGATAGACGGGGCGTTGCGGCGCATCAGCCTCGACAACCTCGCGAAAGTGATAAATCAGTATGGTTACTACCTGCGGCAAGTGGCGTGGGGAGTGCCGTTGATGCAAGGTTACGACACGTTATCGTGGGGAGTAATCGGCAATACATTGATGTACGAGGAGTGGAAATCGAACTCGGGGCGATATTTGTTGACGAACTCGGGTGATGCTGCGAAGTTGTCAAAGACGGATTCGACGGTGTATGCCGACGGCACTGAGCTGGACGAGAGCAAGGGGCACATCATGTGGATTGCGCCGCGAATTTACTATTTGGTGCAAAACGAGTCAGGAATACCAATATTATGGATGTCTCAACTCCCAATATCCGGTCATTACATTGGCACGTGCAACGGTGGCTTGCACAACTGCTATGGCGCATATAAAGCCTCGGTTACGTCTGACGGAGCATTGACATCACGTAGCGGTGTCCTTCGCGCACATTCTAAAACACTCGAGCAATTTTGGAATTACGCTCGAGTAAACGGCAAAGATTTTGGCTTACGCGACTACGCATTTCAACAGCTAATCGTCATGCTCGGACTTAGCGAGTATGGCAACCCCGATATACAGTCATGTCTTGGACGTGGTGTAACGGGCAATAGCGGAATATCTATTAACACTAGCGAATGGTATAATGGCGCAACGGCAGAACTCGGCGACGCATGGGGCAAGATTGATATAACCGACGCAACAACCAATTCATGCCGCGTGTCAATGGGCGGCATCGAAGACCCCTATGGCTTGCAGTGGGAATTTGCGCAAGGTATTTATGGTATTGGCAGCTATTTTTACATCTACACGGGCAACCGCTTGCTTAGTTCTGATGAACGCACTAACGGCCCCACGGGTGACTATCGTGCCCTATCACGCGCAACTACATGGTCGTCTAGTTATATCACAGAGCTGCATTTGGGCGAATACTTTGACGTTGCACCTAAGACCGCTAGCGGTGGCAGCGCATCCACGCCGTGGTGTGACGCTTGCTGGAGTGCTAATACCGATGGTGGCAATGTCGTCTTGTTCGGCGGCTACTCGTCCCGCGGCTCGGGTTGCGGTCTCGTCGCGACGCTCTCGATTGGCGCTTGGCCGTACTCGAACTCGTACTATGGCTCGCGCCTTGCATATTATGGCACGTTAAACTTTGTTAATGGCAAGGATATAGCCTAAAGCGTAACATTCTCGTAATTAGCGCAATAACGTTATTTTCGTGGGGCGGGAGCGTAGCCGCCCCAAATTTTCGTAACATTTTTATTACGAAAAAGTTGCACAAATGAAACAATTTTATTAATTTCGTGATGTGAAAGTCAAGCGCAGAGGCGCAACAACGACTTTCACGTCACTTTTAAAAAAAACCAAAATATTAACCCTCAAAAAAACAAACAACAAAAAAACGAAGGTTGAAGTATTAAGGTGAGAAAAATATGGTGACAATTTATTGAAACTGAATATCCAAACCCGCTATCCGAAAAGCGTAGAGCGTAAAGCGAAGCGATTTTTCGTAAAAGCGACAGCCGATAGCGGTGGGTAGAAGGGAGTGAGCCTCGTCTTGTTCGGCGGCAACTCGAACAACGGCTCGAATTGCGGTCTCGTCGCGACGAACTCGAATAACGCTTGGACGAACTCGAACTCGAACTATGGCTCGCGCCAATCTAAAGAAACGTATGCCGCAAGGCATTACGATAAACAAACTCCCTGCACCCCGACCCTGCGCCTATAATCAACTACGCAGCGTAGCTCAAAAGCTCCGCAACGAGCAAGAAAGCGAAGTCGAAAAATAATTGCGAAAAAGGCACTCAAAAACAGCTTGCAGCAGCAGAGTGTCGGAAGTCATGCGAGTAGGTTAACTCTCGAAAGTTTGAGGCGTTCAGCTTTAGCAAGCATATATATATCGGAAAGCTGAAATAGAGAAGCATTGGCGTAGCACAAAAAAAAACAAAAACAACGTTCAGTCGAAAAATAGATAGTCACAACAATCTCAACCACCACACACAAAGCATAATCTTCTATCCCTAAATACCTGCCCTTCAGAAATCCTAAAAATCGTCAACCCTTAACTCTCTTAGCTAGAAGATGCAACGCCTAGACACCTATGATTACAGCGACATGAGCGGCGAGCAGATAGACAATTTGCTCGCTAGCCGCATCCTAAGTTACGAGAAGAATATTATAGCAAACGGCAACCGCCGACCAAAACGTGAAGGCCACATCATGGAGCGCATCTGCGCAATGGATAATCTGCGCGAAGCGTTCCACGAAGCCAAGAAAAAGAAGTCAAAGAATAAATTAATAAAGAAATATGGAAATAACTTAACCAATAATCTTAGAGCATTACAGCTCATGCTGCTTACCGGCAATCTGCCCGAGGTTGACTACATCGAAGATGATAGAAAATCAGACGCGGGCAAAGTGCGCAGAATAGTAATAAAGCCGTTTGCACCGTGGCACATCATCGACCACGCCGTAGTGCAAGTAATCGCCCCGATAATCTGCAAGTCACTAATCTATATGACATTTTCGTGCATCAAAGGCAAAGGTTTGCACTTTGGCGCACAGCGTTTCAAAAAGACATTGCGACTGCAACCGCAATACACTTGGCGGTGGCAATCAGACTGCAAGAAGTTTTATCAGAGCATCCCTCACGAGCTTATACTCAACCAACTGCGCAACAAGTTCAAAGATGAACAATTCATTGAGCTAATAGAGAAAACGGCATTGTTTTATCACACCGACAAACAAACGTTAGATGAAATCGAACATGAACGAGAGCGGACACGGTTTATCAATCGGCGGCTTCACAAGTCAGCTTTTCGGCAACTATGCAGTGGCGAGTATTGACCATGCAATGAAGCACATCGTAGCGGTGCATCCCTACTTTCGCTATGCCGACGACTGCGTAGGTCTAGCCAAGAGCAAAGCCGAGGCTCGCCGTCAAGCCGCAGAATTTGTCATGCTCTGCGAGAGAGCCGGTGTCACGGTGAAACATAGCCTTGTTTTAGCTCCGATAGGTAGCACAGCTCAACGCTACCGACCGCATCGCAAACGCCGCCGCAGCCATGCCAAAATGCGCTAACCATATAGATTTTCTTGGTTATTGCTTTCAGCCAAGATATACTAAACTAAGAAAGCGAATTAAACAATCATTTGCCCGCAAGCACAAATCAGCTAAGACAGAAAAACGTAAGAAGGAAGTCAACGACAGCTATTATGGCTGGTGCAAGTGGGCAAACTGTGCAACCTTATTCACTACTATCACAGATATGTCATTTTCAACATACGGCATAAAGAAACGCACCACGACGAAAGACGGAAAGAAAATCTTTGATTTTCCCGTAAAAAGATTGTTTGAAATTGTAAATTTAACTATATTTGTAGTTGATTTTGAGACGAATATAAAAACTGCTCACGGCGATGGCCGCTACGTTGTTCATTTTCGTTTGAACGACAATAGCTACAAATTCGTGACTAATTCCTATTCGTTGAAAAATCAACTTGACGACGCTCGCAAGCTATCCAAAACTCAACCGGGTATCTTCCCCATTGAGACAATCATTCGTCAGCAGGATATTGGCAACGGCAAGCATGATTTTTACTTTGAATAAATCTCAACAAATATAGTCTTATGAAAACGTATTTTGACAAAGGAGCTTACTCCCCCGACGACGACGGCATTATGCTGTCTCGCTTTACCGACACGCTTAACGTGTACTTTGACTTTGACACCGAAGAAGTCAGCGACGAAAACCCCGACACTGACGCAGAAGAAGCGACCGAGCCGACACTGCGCTATTCGTGCGAGCTTGTGCGCGTGAAAGGTGCGAACACCTACGCCTCTATTGTGTCGGCGATTGTCAATGACCGCTACAATGCTGACGATGCGCAAGCTCTCACAGCGAACTACAACGAGGCAAAGGACACCGACGCTGACATTGACGAGGACAAACGTGCCGAATATATCGCGGAGTATGTGGCTTTCCAATCTTGGCGCAAAAAAGCCAAAGACATCGCCCGCAAAGTCGTCGCTAAATTGGGAGTGTAAGAAGATACAATAACGACATGCCTACTATTCTGTTGGGAGTGGGCGCGTGAAGTCAAGCAAAAGACACCACGCGCCCACTCTCTTGCGCTATAATACCAAGAAAGACGTTTGTCTGTCAAAAGATAAACACGACATCGGCAAACGTATGTTTATCTTTGTAAGATAAAATTATTATCACCAGGAATAATGAACACGAACAACCTTTTATCAGAAATCTTGCGATGGCTGTTCACAGCTGTCGGGGCAGTGCTGGCAGTAATTAAGCCGGCATATCCGTACATACTGATTTGCACGTTGATGATATTTGCCGATTGTTACACGGCATGGTCACTATCAAGACGAGCACGCAAGACTTACCCCGACAAGGTGAGTGAAGACGGAGCAAAGTTTAACAGCCGCCACTTTGGCACAGTGATAGTGACAGTGCTCAAGGCGTGGGTGATGATTATTCTCGCCTTCCTGATACAGCGACATATCACTGACGGACTGCCCGTAGATCTGACGAAAGTTGCCGCCGGAGCAATTTGCTTTTGGCAGCTCTGGAGCATACTCGAAAACGAAAGTTCTTGCAACGGTGCTAAGTGGGCTAGTATCATACGCCGCATCCTTGTTGATAAAACAGCGCGGCACTTTGACATTGACCTATCCGACTTGAATGAAACGGTGAAAGAACAGACGAAAGAACCGGTGAAAGAAACGATGAAAGAAACGATGAAAGAAACAACAAGTAAATAGAAATGGTAATACTTATAGACAACGGCCACGGTGAAGATACAGCCGGCAAACGCAGCCCCGACGGGACACTGCGCGAATATAAATATGCACGCGAAATTGCAATCGAAGTGGTTGCACAACTAACAGCGCTTGGCTACGATGCACGACGCATAGTGCCCGAAGAAACAGACATCTCACTAGTAAAACGTGCCGGACGTGTAAACGCCGTTTGCACAACATACGGAGCGAAGAACGTGTGCCTGGTGTCAATACACTGCAACGCAGCAGGCAACGGTGACAAATGGATGTTTGCCGGAGGTTGGAGCGGGTGGACATCTCCGGGGAAAACACGCGGAGACGACCTTGCAGAGTGCCTGTATGACGCAGCAGAAGTTGCGCTCAAAGACTACATCACCGATTTTGAAGCGCAGAAAGCAGCCGGCAAATACACATCTGCTCAGAAGCCTATCCGCACAGACAAGAGCGACGGAGACCGCGACTACGAAGCAAAATTTTACATGCTCACCAAGACACGCTGTGCAGCATGCCTAACAGAGAACCTATTCCAAGACACACATGCAGACGTCGACTACTTGCTCTCAGAAGCAGGGCGCAAAGCCATTGTTGACTTGCATGTGCAAGGTATTGTAAAATATATCAACTCTCAAAAATGAAAAAATGGTTGACATACGTATTGTTGTTTGCAGCAGGAGCACTGATGAGCATCGGCGCAATGCAAGAGTGCACACGGGCAGATACAGACATCATCAACGGAGAGCAAACGCAGATTGACACTGTGGTATATGTTGACACGGTGAAATACGACGTTCCTCAGCTACGTGACAGCATTGTATTGTGCTACCGCACCGTCCGTCTGCCACTGACAACGACAAGCGTTAGTAATGCGCCGGAGCACATTCCCAAAGACAGCCTCATTATTGACGGTGCTGTCAGTAATAAAGACAGCGTTGATGTAGAGATACCAATAACACAACGCGAATATAGAGACAGCACATATAGAGCGTGGGTAAGCGGATATGACGCCAAGCTTGACAGCATAGAAGTTTACAACAGCCATAGCATAGTTACTATAGAGAAGTATGTGCCGCGTACCCGACACTGGGGTGTAGGCATTAGTGCGGGTTATGGCTACACGCCCAAGGGAGCACAACCATACATCGGCATAGGCATTAGTTATTCGATATTTACATGGTAAGTTCAGAATTCATTATAAACAAGCAAGAGGTCTACACCGAAGTCGCGCAGACCTCATCGTATACAGGCGCCAAGATGGACGATGACGCCACTGCATTTGACCGCATATCAACAACCGACGAAGACCAAAGCCAACTGGAGCGCTTTTGGAACGAGACGTGCGTTTCGGTCAGCGAAGTAATGCGCCGCTTTCTCAGCGACGAAGGAGACGCTTACACCGTCAGCGGCGACACAAAGACATACGTTGGCTATTCATTTACTTTTGAGTTCTCATCATCATTTGACACGAAGCTTTTGCCGAGTATGCAGAAAGAGTTATTCTCATTCTTTGTAATGAACATCACGGCTAAGTGGTATGGCTTTACCAACAAGAAGGAGTCTTCGGAATATGCTACCGCCGCAGCAGGATTACTTGAAGGCTTTCATCGTAAAGCGTGCTTTAAGAAAAAACCACAACGCCCCTCATATACTACTGCTACCACAACCGGTGCAGAACAAACGACGAACAACAATTAAAAATTTAAGTCATGGCAGAAAATAAAGTCACACTAAAAGTTGACCTGCAAGTCAAGGAGATGATGCACGACATCCGCAACAAAGCCTATCTTACAGGTCAAGCACGAGAGGCAGAAGGCTCTAAGAACTACGAGTCAGCATCGAACATGCAAGCCAGTGAGGACGAGGACAACAGCTATCAACTGCGTCGCAGCCTCGCCAGCAACTTTGCAGCGATGAAGACTATACTTGGCGAGTACCTTGACGAAAGCAACACCACTTCCGACAACTTAATTGACAAGGAGATTGACAACGACGGAGCACTAACTTTGTCATTCAAACTCCCCAGCAATTACAACAGCGCAAGTGCATCTGGCTTAGGCAAGGGTATGCACAGCTACCTCGTTGACCTCACCCTCGCCGAGTGGTTTACAATCACCAACAAGGCAGACGCTCAAGACTACACAGCACACGCCGCTATCTCACTTGAGAACGTGAAACGTGCTCTGTACAAACGTAGCCGCCCCACTCGCCCCACCTTTGACGACGTTAAAGAATAATCTGCTTACCCATCAACCATAAAGACTTATGTACAACTGCTGCACAAACATTGGCAATCGCGCACAGACGCGCACTGTGACTCTGAAATTCAGACGCAAGAACCTTGATTACAGCATAGAAAACTATGCCTACATCGAAGGACACATAATGCCCGACGAGGCCGAGCACAATCGTCACATGGTCAAAGACATCCTTGCCGACGGCAATCGTGATCGCGTGACTCGCACTCTTGCCGTTGTGCATGCCGCAGTAATAGAAATGCTTTATCCATTCACCAAAGCCGAAGCGATAGAGGAAGCCGTGGAGGACAGCATTTTTGAGCCGGAGGTCTACATCGTTGAAATAACAGTTCCATCAACATTCTCGCGCACATCAGTACATCTGCTCAGTAAGCTCATACATGAATTTATGGTGTACAATGTACTCGCAGATTGGCTTTCAATCACCAACGAGCAAGCTTCACAGCGTTGGATACAGAAAGCTCAGGAAGCCAAAGCAGAGATTGACAGCGTCAAGAACATGCGCACCGGAGCGTTAACGCGTCCGTTCCAACCATTCTAAAATGAACGTAGCTTAGTTTGTTTTTTTCATAGTTGTTTTGTAAATAATGGCCGAGGTGCATCACGCATCCCGGCCATTTTGGCTATCAATCTTGAGTAAAAAATAGTACTTGTAAACCACTTTAACCTTAAACCATTAAAACTACCATGCTAAGCTACTTATCTAATTTGATTTGTCAGTCGCTGTTCAAAGTCAACACTTGCGCCAAAGATGCTTTCATTGGCGGAGAGTGTTGCCGTACCTGCTATGCGAAAATACTTGTAGGGTGTGCCACGGAAGCCACGCAGGTAATGGTCTTTCGATGACCAGATGAGATGCCACGTGCGGCAATCACGCGAGCCATACAGCACCGTAGTCACGTTGCCTTTGGCAAAGAAACCTCGCTGTATTATGCCGCTTATAGTCTTGAGCACATTTGCAGAACCAAATTTTATGGGACGTGTTGCGAACAAGCACCCTACCTTGTCGGTGTTGTCAACATTATCGTCGCTGTAATCTGCGAGGTAACGAGACGTGCCGTCATCAATTATTGCGCAAGCCTCGGGGTAAGAATTGACCGTATCTTGCATGCGCGAGAAGGTCATGCCCCAAGCCTTTGACTTGAGCGATAAAACGTAGGCATACGTGTAATTTGGATTATAGACATATATGCGTTGGTGTACGTAGTCGTACAACATCCTACAATCTTTGATGAAGACGGTGAACGGCACAGTCGGCAAACAAGTGTCTGAACCTGAATGTATCATTTCGTGAAGCTTCTCGAAATATGGTAGCTCAGTAACATCGAATGGGTAAGCCGAACTTATCATATCAGTTATGCACAGCGTGGAACTGCCCGCCACTTGCATGAGGCCGCGATTGGTGGGGAACATAACCGTATCGTCGAGCTGTGTTATGCCGGCAGCATTTATGCAGACATCGCGAGTGATAGGCTGCACCGATGAATATGTGCCGGTTGAAGAAACCGACAATGCCCACACGCCTTCGGTTGAAAACGCATACAGCGGGAACTGACCGAACTGACCTTCTGAGAGTGCTCTCACTGCTGACGACAGACCGATGATTGTGCCATCGCCAACGGTGTTTATGTTTGAGGCAAGGAACATGAATGGGTTACCAACCTCTGAGGTGTATATCTTTGAGGGCATTTCAACCGAAGTATCAGTCACGCCTGTCTCCGAGGTTGCATTGACACTGGAAGTCTTAATGCCAGCGCCAAGGTTATAGAAGTAAGCGCCATTTAAAAAGTCGTGTTGCTTTAGATCAATCGTGTAGATTTGTGAGGAACTCACATATATCTCCATTTTATATGCCGAGCTGTCCGGGTAGAAAATATATCGCGGAAAATTATTCGCGGGGTCGCACCAACGGTCAGATGAATATGTTTGTAGACCGTCGTGAATTGCATAGCAGCGTTTGCCGTTTATGCGCGACCAGACTGTGATACGAACGCCAGACGTTAGCGTTTTACTATTGTCATAACTCCATGCCATAAGCGAGCGCAATGGGAAAGGCTCAGCAGGATAGATTTTTATGTCAGCCATATTCAGTCGCGAGTTGAACGCATAAAGCTGCGAAGGCACTAGCTTGCAATGCGAACGATAATCATCAGTCATAGCCGTTCGTTCGCGCAGTGAAGTCATGTCAGTAAACAGCAAAGGCAAATCCTTTAGTTCTGACATCGAAGCCACATCTTTTACATCTATCTCTGCAACCTTATAAAAGTTCGCGCAGTCACGGACATTGCTAACGAACTCGCTATGACGTGGGATATTGACAACATTCACCATTGCGTTGCTTCCCTCATCAGAGAGGTAGTAATCCTTATACGTGCCGTTAACTGCATCTCCGTAATGGCCAAGGAAAGCATCATTACTGGTGAGCCCACCCTCAACATACGAAGGGTCAAGCCGCGACACCATACTCACCTTTGTTGTGAACGCAGTGCTGCCTATATCTGCCGATTGGTCATACGTGTAAATTGGTGCAGACACAAATACATCTATGCCAGCAACTATATCGCTCCAATCTTTCAAGTCTGCAGCTCCGTCAGTAAGTATGCGATATGCCAAAGTAAAATAAGGCACATCAAGAGTGAGGTCTCCTTTATACCATCCAGCTTTAACATTTTGCCAATCAGATATTGAGCTGATAGAGTCAAAACTAACTTTCACCACCGGAGGCAGCACTGTTGGCAACATCAATATCGGTGACGAATGCCAATAGTATGAGCCATCGAAAAGGCGATAAGCATAGCGTACGAAGAATGGTTGATAGAAACGTCCTTGAGAAGTGACATTTTCTGCAACCGATGCAAGCAAAAGCCCATACACATTTTGTGTGAGCGATGCACACACAGTCTTCGCGTCATAATCATCATCAATGCTATGCACAGAAAACCTTGTTGTATCATCAAGCGTACCTTCTTTGTAAACTCCAAAAGCAATCGAGACGAACGGCGGTTTTTCGCCAAGGTATGTGTACCCGCCGTCTTTCCATAGAACGTATCTCAACCCCTCTGCAGTGGCAAACACCAACGTGTTACCAACCGAGGCAACGTCTTTCACCTCAGACAGAGTCACAATGTTCGTGCGAGTGGACAAGTCGGTGCTGCTTATCCACGACACCGTGTAAGTGCCATTAGAATTTACACCGGAGATGACAATATAGTTCACATATCCGGTTGGCTTGTGTAGGAACACCTTCTTATCATTCGTATTGAGTGTGAACAGAGCCGTTGCCGGGCGCAACGGGTGGAGCGCACCATCTTCGGGGATAAGGTTAATGGCCGCAGCCAACTGCCCGTCAGAGCATTCGTAGTCTGACGGAGCAGTGGTGAAGCCATCGTATGATAGTTCTTGTATCATAACACGTTATGTATTATAATTGGGATATATATCTTGTCATTAATAGTCTCCGGTGCACCGCACGGCAAACGCAACTGTTGCGCATCGGGGTTTATGCCGCTCGCATCAATCATGGCTTTGCACAAACGCACAGAACTTGCGCGAAACGAGCCGCCGTGGCGAGTTGTGGGATAACACGTGCCTTCATGTCGGCCAACAACACTATCAGCGCTGTATTTCACGTGTAGATAGTATTCTCTTTCGTGAGTGGCAATGTCAATAACATCACCGGCATTGAGATTGAGCTGGTGAGCTATACGTGCCGAAACATCAATGCGTCCTGTGCGATTGAACGAGATGTCGGGCTTGCGGGAGTTGTTAAGTAATGAGGTCATGTGACAAAGATAATGATTGATGTGACTGATTTGGTTTTATGTTTTGATTATGGTTTTATTTGCTATGCTGTGAACGTCAAATACGCGCCCCAAACGAACGCAGCTCCAAATTCTGTTAGCATCTTGTTTCATAGACGTTCTATTTCGTTTTTGAGTCTAACAATCTCTGCTTCGAGTTCCTTACGTATTTCAGCATCGTGCCGGTCAAGAATATAGCGAATGGGCTGATGCGTATCTAAAAACATGACATAGCGACCGGATATCCCCATGCTAGATTTATCACCGAAGTACGAAAGAATACTACCATTAATCTCATCCAAAGCCTTGCATAGTTCGTCGATTTGAATGTGCAGCTCAACAGCTTTATTAAATTTTTCAATTTCCATAACTAATCCGGGCAGTTTTCTTGGTGACACCAACATTCGGGAGAGTGACAAATGCCACTACAATCATAAATAAAATAATGGATGAATTCATGTTTGTAACCATGTATCGTAAGAGTATCAATGTCAACACTAATTTCTTTCATATCGTCGCCGCCGTTTGTGCATGAGCACAAAGCGGCGGTTAATAATAGCGTAATTAACAGTTTCATTGCTCCTTTTTCAATAGCATAAAGTCAGCATATATTTTTTTAAATTGCTTGCCGGCATAAAGAGCCAAGTCGCGGGTTTTGAAAGCAAGGCGCGAGCCAGAGTCCGAGGACGAGGCCGTCCAAGCGTGACCCGAGGACGTCGCGACCCGACCGCAAGACGAGCCGTCGGCCGAGACGCCGCCGAACAAGACGAGGCGTGATTTGTCATCCTCATCCATGCGGTCAATCTCATCTTGTGTATATAGCACGAAATACGGATAGTATCTATATTCGTCGGTGGTGAATTTAGGAGTCCAGCCTTCGTTGAGCGCAGCAACGATTATGCGCAGCTTCATATAAGCGAGCACGTCAGCACTCATGCTGCCAATGTTCTTGACTTGCTTGTACTCTACCACCAACGGGTGTTGTTCACCAAGTTCATGCACAGCATCGCCAAGCGTCTTGATGCGTTCCATGACCGTCCTTTTGTCAACCAAGCGATATACGTCGCCATCCTTAACCAATTCCTTATTGTTAGGAATTTCGATACTTACTTTCTTCATGATTGTTTATTGTTTGTAAATGATTAATATTTTGATAATATTCTATTTATGGCAGAGCGCCTTTCTTGTCTTTGTTTCTCACGTAAATTCTGCAGATAAACCTGCCTTATCTGGTTGTCCCGTTCCTTATACAGCCATTGAAGTGCAACTCGTAAGTTTGCTGTATGTATAGTAACATTAGCTGGTCTATCTTGGTCTCTGCCCAAGAAGACAATTCCGTATTCTTTATAGCTGAAGCCGTCATGGCAACAGACAAGCTTCATTTCACGGCGAGCTTTCTCGCGCAGACGCTTGAGTAATTTGACTTTCATATCATTTGTCCTCCGTTATTTCCAATGTTGCACATGCACGTTTGAACTCGATGAACGTTTTGTATTGATTACTCTCTTTCTCTGCCAGCTCCGATAAAAAGCCGCCACTGCCACCGCATTTCGCAAACATTAATATTGCGCATTTCACTTGAGATACAATGGCCAACAAGTCAAGTATTGTTGTATCCTCACGATTTTGAGTGTTTTTGTAGAGGTAGTCAACAAGCGCTGATGCTGACTCTGATATTTCTTCTTGTGTCATAACTATATTTATTTAAATCGATTATCAATAATGTAACTTCCAAAATCCAACAGCAGGCCTCGCTTGACAAGGTCACTGAAGATTGACTCTCCGAACAAATCGCACTGGTACAAATCCTTGAAATGACAGCATGTTTCCCGGTCATCTCCGGTTAACAGTACGTTGTCTTTGAGCATCTTGCACTGACGCAACCAACCCCTATCAGATGTCTGGTCAAAATAGTAGCACCTACCACAGTGGTTCATACTCAATCATTTAATTAGTTCGAGGTTGTCGTAAATGTTGCCGATGACACGAGGTAATTTGTTCTCAACCCAATAAAGATTTAACGGGTAAGCACACACCATTTTATCAGCATCTCTTGTGATAAATCCGGCTGCGTATGGGTGATTGTCTAAATCCCACTCTACGGTTTCTATTACACCGTCAGAAATTTCGAGAATATCGCCCTCATAAATCTCTGTGCCGTTGACATCGCACAGGCCAGTGAATTGACATACGGTTTCGGGTTTAACAATCACTTCAGGCCACGGGGAATTTACATTCTCAATCGAGCATATTGCACATGTGCCGTTCTCGCTTTGCAAAAGTGAGCCGTACACCCATTTGCCGCTCGATATAAGCTTACCTCTGAATTTAATTGTTCTCATAAATTTTTTGTGAATAGGGAAATTTTTTTAAATTTCCGCGTTTTTCCTTATTTTTTCCTTATTTTACTCGTTTTTAGGTAGTTCGGGAAGCGGCATCCAATTTACGACATTGACAGCTTCACCGTCAACTGTAAACCATTGCCCTTTGTCTTTGTTGAAATATGCTATTGCATGCTCGTGAAAGGCTTTCTCGCCGACAACATTGACAATATCAGCCAACACTTCATTATTAGTTTCAGGCAGTTCGTCTTTCACTCTGCGCCAACCAAACGTTTGCCTCTGAATTGAATTGTACTCATTGTCTAAAATTTTGAGTTCAACTTTTTGAGGCTCGTAACCTAGTGCATGGTATAGCTCCATGCCGTCTTTAACGTTGGAAATATCCAAATTGCCAATGTAATCACCGTCATAAAATCCGGCTACAGACGTCTCTTCCGGTTCTTCGGAGTAAAAATCAATTTGTCCGTATTCAACGGGAGCTTTCGTTGCCCAAAGTGTTATTGTGTTCATATCTTTGTCATTTGGGTTAAATTATCGTTAATAGCGGCGACACGTACATTTATTGAGAAAATTCTATGTTTGAAGATTGAGTTAAGGCACTCTAAACCCAGCTCTTCCAGAACATGCTTGTTTGTTGTCGCATTGTCAAACTTATTCTTACAAACATACTTGTCGTAATCTATCAACCTATCTTTGAGCTTAGCCAAATATAGCTTTTCTTTCGTCAATTTGTCTATCTTTTTATCGCGAGCTGTCATGGCAATCTGCATTTAAAAATTCAACTATTTATATTTTCTTAATAGTTCAACCTGTCGGAAAAACAGACACGTTGAGTTTCACTCTCTGTAGTCGTTATAGATTTCAAGTTTCTCGCTATCAATAACGATGATGTAACAGCCACACACCTCACGAAAACGCAACAACTCTTCGAGACTTGAGATGTAGACGTAGTAATACTCTTCGTCATCGTTATTCTCATAGCGCTCAATCTTGAAGCCGGCATTTGTGATTTTGGCATACAACTTTTCGTTTTTAGCATCCCAATCATTTGTGGGATCAACCAAGAATTTCATAATGCTATGCAAAATTAAGGGGGTAATTACTCAGCTGTCACGCAATAGTCGGGCAGCTCTATCCAGTGCGTTACGTGGTGCAGCTCATTGTCACCGTCAGCTGCAGTCCAACACTCGCTGCTGCTGTCATAATACGCAACAACATATTCAATATTTGTTGAATTTGGGTCATTGAGAGAGGGCGTTTTATTGACGGCCAACACCTGTTGAAAGTCATCAGGCAGGTCTTTGTCAACACTGTACCACACTTGCTCACCACCATTAATGTTGTCAAGCATTGATTGAACTCTCCTGACATACGCAAAAGCAGATGCCCAACCACCCTGGAAAGCCATCCATGTGTCAGCCTTGGGATATTCCTTTAAAAGCTCCTGGTAGCGTTCATGAACTAGGCTACCTTCCTGTGCTTGAAGTTCCATTGTCTTTATTAGTTGTTTTGTTGTTATTGTTACACTTTAGATAATCACTCGCAGTGTCAGATGTGACAGCTGCTGCCGATTCGGCAACATCAACGTCAAAAGCATCGAAGTTGCTGAGTGGGGCACAAACAGTAGAGCCACCGGCAGAGTAGACAACACGCCGTATTGTCACCCATCGAGACGTACCTTTAATTCTTGCCTTCATTGCAGTCAATTTTTACAAGCATGTTTGTCAATAATGTCAAAGGCTACCTTGTTGGTCAGCGCGGCAAAGAATATTGACGGTGCCCAATCGCTCTTACCTTCCATCATCGCAATTTGTGCCACGCAGTGCGAAAGCACACAGAGCTTGAGGTTATTGCTCGACAAGTCATCGAGTGCATCAAGAACACAAGCGGTTGTGTTCTTTACCAGAGCCTTTTCATATTTTTCATTATGTTTACTATCCATTTTATGAATGTTTAGCGGCGAGACTCGCCCATTATTGGAATAACATTGTAGGTTTTAAGCCTATCAACTATGCGCCCATAAGGGTCTTGGGCAAGGAAATAATCCTTGAGCTGTTGGGCACTGAGGTTGGTAGTGAGGTGAGCAAACTTGCCATAAGTCACCCACACCTCATTACGTGCCAGCAGGAACTCATTGGTAAGCTCATTGGTATCAACACCGAAGTGTTTGCGCGTGAGGATGCAAATGTCATTAAGACACACATTCTCAGGCTTGCAAGCAAAGCCGCGGCTCTCGGCCTGATTGAAAGTATACAGGTCAATGTTGTTGTGCAGCGAGTAGTAGTCAACCATCTCAGTCACCGAAATATTGTGGAAATATCGCGGGTTGGATGTGAGGCGCAGATATTCAGAGAAGATTTGCATCATCAGAGTTTTACCAACACCTTTACCACCTTGCAGCAGCACAGGCTTGTGCAGCTTGTAGCCACGTCCGGGGAACACATCCTCACACAACGGGCAACCATTGAAGTAATAGAGGAGGAAGCGCAGCTCATGCTCATTGTTTTTATCAACAACAAAGCGGCGGCGTTGCGATTTGAGCACAACATTGTTGGCAATCCAAATCAGCAGACGCGAGTGCGCCTTGTATGCTTCATCGTCAGCGAGCGTCATAGACAACAGTTGGTTCTTACTTGCCTCGGCAGCGGCCTTGACAGCCACCTTGTGCAGCACCTGATATGTTGTCTTGTCGTTTCGTAACGACATGAGCACGGCTCTATCCCATTCGACATCGCCGGTTGGCTTTTCGCCGTACTTTGCCAGTTCTTTTATTAGGCTTTCGGGATAAGACATAATGTTGTTTATTTGTCTACGCTGTCAAAGCCACCGTCAAAAGTGTAGTCAGTTGCTTGAGCATCATGTGATGAAATGTTGGTTTTAAGTTGGTCTTTTAATTTCTGATGAAACTTGCCGAGCCAAAAATAGAAGTATCGTTTTGCATCGCTCATCTCAGTCGGCACATTGCTGATACACAGACAATGTAGTTTAAACTGGTCAACAACGAAAGCAAACTCTTCGGCACGAAAGCTATAGCGCATGCAAACAGCCTCATTCCACATCTTATCTCTAAGCAACACACTGCATATCTCATCGAGTGTGAGCTGCGTAGATGTTTGCTGTGGCGTGGGAGCGACGGCAGCCGGTGTTGTATCGGCAGCAACAGGCGGCGTCGCGAGTATTGGCTCAGCGTCGGGCTTGGTCACAGATGCAACCTCCTTGGGTTGCTTTTTGGGCTTGGGCAGCGGTGCAGATTGTCGACGCGGCTTGTCGAGCAAGCCATATTGCGTTATCTGACACTTGCGGTGCGTCTTGTTGCAAATTGTTTGGTATCGTCGCTGAATGCCCCGAGAAGTCAAAATCTTCACCGAATTAAACACTTCCTCATCGAAGAAGTCGCATTTAACTAAGCGATTTATCATCTGGTCCAGCAATTCAGAGGAAACCCCGGGCAGCTGCTGCAGCAGCTCTTGTTTTAGCGTCTCATTCCACAAAGCAAAGTAACCGTTGTCACGATATACCGCACAGAGCAGTTTGATCATTGCTAATTCACCCTTACTACCGTACTCCTCGGCTATTGCGCGCGTTTTCTCATCATCGAAGAAATTTATGTCGAAGAGAAAGTAGTCCAGGCCTTTCTTTAACGGGCGTGCCATGATGTTTAGATTTCCTTTATCCTGATACCATGTACAAAGAGCATCAATTTGCGCTTGATGATGTACTCCGCAGTGCGAAAACCTTTTGTGTCTTCAACCACGGTGTTGCCATGCCCATCTGTGTACACAAAATCGGCAATGTATTTGCAAGCTCGCTCCACCACCTTTCCGGTGCTGTCTTTTTGCGAAGGGATGATTGTGTAGCTCACTTGCTCACGGAGGTTTGATATTAGACCGGCTTGAAGCATAAGCCTTAACTGTTGGCCGCGTGACCGCTCCTTTTTCGAAGCATAGCCACCGACCTTGGTATTATGGTATTTACTTGGCTTAGTCCTTTGTCGTGCCCTCGATTTTAATACTTGCTCTATCTGTTCTCTAACCGATAGATTTTTGCACGGCATAGCTCATAGGTATTACTCCTTGTTGAGCTTTGCCTTAAGGTCTTTTGACAACACCAGTCGGGCAGTGCGATGTGCCGGGATAGCAATCGGAGTGCCGGCTTTGACGTTGCGGCCGACCTTTGCAGCCAAAGTTCGCACTTTAAATGTGGCGAAGCCACGCAGGTAAACATTGTTACCCTCTGTCAGTGACTCAGCAATGGCATTCAGTGTGCACTCAACAGCTGCTGCAGCCGCTGAGGTTGTCAACCCACACTTGCGGGTTAGCTGTTTGATAATGTCTGACTTAGTCATTTAAGTTTTGTTTTTAATTTTTGTGTAAGTTGGTTTATCATGTGAGCCCGGCATACACATTGTTGCCCGGGCAGTGCACTGTATAATTTCGCTGCGGCATCAAGGTATTGTATTGCCTTGCGTAGGTCTGTAGCAGAGACCTTAACCGGAATGGGCATTGTGTCGCGCATAACTTCATGGCTTTAAGATTTATAAAAGAAGCCTTGGAAGCGAACAACACCGAAGTATTCGGGAGACTTTAACAGTCCGTCACCTTTGCCCGACAGCACCTCTGCGCCTTCTTCGTCGAGCACCACCTTTGAGTCAACAGCCTTGGGAACACGGAAACAGATTTGAACGGGGAAGTTGACCTTGGCATCGCCTGTAATCACTTTTGTTGATGCACGTTGTGTGGCGGCAACAATGCGATAGCCAAGTGAGCGACCTTTCTGCAACAGCATCTTGAGGTTTTCCTCAAGCGACTTTTCGCGGCCTACAACTCGCGTCTCAACTTTGTCGAGGCCGTTTTTGTACCTGCCGATAACCACCGTCTCTCTGATGTCAAGCTCCTTACCCGAACGTGCTGACGACACGGCATCGGCAAACTCATCGAAGATAATGAGTGTTTTGCCACGCTCACCACTCTTGGCGCGAGCTTGCATTTCGTCAACTAGAGTTTTGAGACGCTGCTCAATATCGGAGATGTCATTTATAACCTCGCATCCGTTGAGGCCAACGAACTCAAACTTGGGGTCAAACACAATGACACGTTCAAAGTTAGCAAGGCGAGCATACTCAATGGTTGAGCGTATGCACACGCTCTTGCCCGAGCCTGTTGCGCCGCAGATAAGCACGTGCGGTGTAGAGTTATTGTCAGTGTCCCACACAACTGTCTGCGAGAAGTTGTTGAGGCCAAGAGGTATGCGACCACCCTCAAGGTATTTTCTATCCCAAAAGAGCGTTTCATTTGAGCGTTGCGGAGCTTCGATACAGAGGTATGATTTATCCTCATACATGGTGAGCTGTGGCAGCACACGCACACCGGGCACGTCAATCACATTGGCAATGTCAAGGGCGTGAGAAGCAATGCTTGCTATTTTCACACCGGCACCAATTTCAAGCAGGTATGAAGTTGATGAATAAGCGCCGAACACTTTGGCCACGCGAGCCATAATGCCGAAGGAGCGCAGTATATGTTCGATTTTCTCAGAAGGTGTCATGTCGTCTCTAAGTTCGTATGAAATGAAGTTGGCCGCATTTTTGCGGAATGAAGTGATAACTTTGGGTGATATTGCAGCCGTCGAAGCATCGTGCATCTTCTTTTGACGGCGAGAGATAAGCGCTTTTTTGCTTTCAGGAATATTAAATTCGTCAATGTCAGCGATGATTGTACGTGCCCAAAAGTCATACAACTCGGCACGATCGGCAAGAGTGTCGCTGTCATTTATCATATAAACATAGTCAGGGTCAGAGGTAGCTTGCAGCATGCGACGCAGCGGCTCATACAGCAACGCCTCATACAATCGGCGGGTATCATCGTCAAGGGTGATAGTGTAGCGGCGCAGTTGCGGCGACCTATCCTTATTCATTGAACTTTTGTTTTCAATGAACCACACCTCATCTATTGGCTTGTCGGGATATTGGTTTTCCCACCCCAGCACATACACGATAGATTGTTTAGCACCGGTGAAACCAAGTTCGGCATCGTCTGAATATGCCGACTTTGACTTGTGGTCAATGATAACGCGGCGTCCGTCCTTAGTCTCAACAACAAGGTCAATTATCATGTGGCACGGCAGAGGTATGTCAACACCATTCACCACCAGCCAATCAACAAAGCGTTCTTCAACGGCAAGCACATTTGCAATGTCGCCGGTGTAGATGTCACGTTCCTTGTAGAAGTTCTCAATCAGTGTCTCGCACGTCTTTGTTGCCGTGGCAATACATACCTCGACTGTGGGAGTTTTTTTGAGGAGCTTCCAGGCATTTGCATCAACCTCATCAATGATAGCGTAGGCTGCTCTCTGCATCTCGGCGATTGACAACTCCTCGCCGTCGCGCAGAGCCTCGAAATATGCTTTGAGTGCAGCGTGATATGCTGTGCCGGCAACCGCTGTGGGCGACTGACGATAAGGCTCGCGATACACATAGCGACGCTCAAAGTCTTTTTCGTTGCGTGAGAAGCAGGTAACAGAGCTGTAGCTCCAACTGTCAACAAGGAAGTTTGACAGCAGCTCTTCAACCGCATCTTCGCTAAAGCTTTTATATACTGAGGGTTCTTTCATGACGGCAAATCAAAAGGAAGATTATTACTCTGTGCAGAAGTCTGTGTCTGTGCCTGTGCTGCAGCAGCATCACCACCACCCTGTGCGGCAGCTGCAGCGGCATCGTTGACTTGTTTGCGCATACGCTCTTTCATATCCTCGGGGTTGTCAGTGCCCTCAGCAGCACGAGCGGCACGGCGGGCAGCAAGTATCTTGCTGACAGTTGCCGTTGTGGGGCGCTGCTGCTCTGTTGCAGTGCCATCCTCACCCACGGCAGTGCCGTCTTGCTCTGCGGCATTGTCAGAGGCTTGTGCATCAGCCTCGGGGTTGTCAGTATATTCAGTGTCGAAGTATGCCACGTCAACAACATCGCTCTGCTCAATATCATCATTGGCACGTACAATAGCTTGGTCATATTGCACTGCTGACTGCATCTGTATGCTCTTGGGCGCATACTTTGAGAACAATGCTTTGAGCACTGTCTTACGTGCCATTGCATCATAGTCTGTCTTCCACGGGCAGTTAAAGCCACTGCGGAAAGCTTGGCTAAACTTGCGGGCGTGAGCGTCAACCTCCTCCTTAGTCCAGTATATTGTTTTAGAGAAGCCGTTGATAAGGTCAAAGCGAGCCATGTAGCCAATCACCTTGTCCGACTTTTTACCGTCTTCGTTGAACACGTAGTCACCGGTGAACTTGTTTTTCTTGACCAGCTGACCTTCATACACCACCTCGTCAATGATGTTTTTGAACTGACCTGAACGTTCAGCAAGCTCAATGAGGCCTTTATACGAGATTTGGAACTGTGCTTGCATCACACCGCCCTTGGCTTTATCTTTGTAGGGCACAATGTATGCAAGGCCGATTGTCGGGACGATGGGCAGTTGCAATGTTGCAGCCACCATGGCAGCGCCGACAACGGTCATCGGATCGGCATGTTTGAGCTGGGGGTTACCATTTGCCACCGACACCACCGAGCTTATAAAGCCGGCAGCTACTTTCTCACTGCCAAGCAGAGAGAGCACCTTGTTCTTGATGTTGGGTGACTGCATCAGTGACTGCACTGTGCGAGTTTGTTGTTTGGGTTGTTGTGCTACAGCTGCTTGTGCTTGCGGCTGTGCTGTCTGCACTTGAGTGGGTTGAGTGTTTTGATTGTTACTCATGATTGAAAATTTTTAAAGTTTTACAAATATGTTTATTCATGTGTGGCAGAGCTGCCTTGCCTAGCGTGAGTGAAAAAAGGTTCTCACCGAGTGTTACCCCGGTGAGAACCGGGCATTTTCAATCACGGCAACATCTGGCACCGTTGTGGAGGAAGCGGGAGTCGAACCCGTGTTGTTAGAAGTAAACCAATCTCAAAAATTGCACCCATCTTGTTGTGCCTTCCTCCTAATAAACACCGACACCTTGCGGCATCGGTGCTAGAAAAGCCTATGCTCACGCACCAACCTCTCCTGTATCCATGCATATACTCCTTCTTGCCTGGGGGTATACGAACTCGATAATGATTTGGTTTGCTTATACGTAAAATACTATTGAAACAAAACTTTTAACACTAGGTGGAGGTGCTTGGACTCGAACCAAGTGGTGGTGGCACACCAGTGTTGCCGTCTCACCTCCAAATGGCGCTCCTCTGAGCGCCTGTCATTATGCACATATCTCTTAAATCAGAAATGCGTTGTTTAACTGATTTACCGCAGAGCTAACGTCATCGCGACGGCGTCTGCAGATTATGTCCGTACTTATGTCTTATTACCATAGACACTTGCGACGACATAAGGAGTCGAACCTCATCTCGGCGGGGGGAGCGCCGCGCATGAACCCACTCATGCTGTGTCGTCAAATGCCCTGCTCGAACAGGGCCTCCACTCAGCAACGTCATCGCGACGGTGGAGTAGTACGCATGAAACTTCTTTCTCCGCGCGAATTACGGATTGGAAATTCTTTCACATTGTTTTATTAACCGTATAGGGGTATATAACTATATATATTCGTCTCAGTTTCCGGTTTAGGCATCCGACCTCACCTCTGTGAGTGCCGGACATTACCCTAAACATGGAAGGCAAAAAGCCTATACTAACTACGCGAGTGAAGTCGGACTCGAACCGACATTTGCGGGCTAACCCATGTTCATTCTTTTAGCCGCCCGGTGTTCTACCATTAAACTATTCACCCAGTTTCGTCTTTCGCCGCTGTCACAGCGGCTAAGACGTCCTAAAAAATCGAAAATCTGTTTTTAACTTGCAATGGAGGTTGTATACTTGTATTATCTTCTTACCTTAAAAAAAATCCTATGTTTACGTCTATTTCTATTTCTTTGTACGCTAAAAATAGTCTTGCGACTTACTTTGCATCCGCAGCAGCTCCTCCAGGCGATACTCAATCTTCTTGGGACGGACAAACACCTCAACCTTGCCCTCTCTGCGCCAGCGCTCAACGTTGGCACGGCCAAAGCGGCGAAAGGCCTCATTCTGACAGATAAACTCGCCGTTCTTGCGTAAATCCATCAGCCGCACAACGGCGTCGGCAACGTCAAGTAAAAATCTGTCGTAGGTGACTGTCTTGTCTGCGAATTGTATTTGCATCTTGTTTTTAGCGTTATTAGTTCTTTTCTATGTTTTGCATGCAGATGTGCCATGCCTCTGCGGTGAGAGCTTCAAGCAGCATCTTCTGTTGGTATGCCTGTTGCAGTGTGCTCGCCCAAGCGTAAGTGCCGGGGGTTGCCATGGGGCGCGCAGGCATCACTTTGTATCTGAATTCTTTCATGGCGGCGTGTTGTTGAAGAAGAGCGTTACTGTCGTCGGTTACAAGTCTCTTTCAAGGCCACGCTGCCCTGAGCGGTCAAATGCTTGCAGCACTTTGTCGGTGGGTAACCAGCGCTTGAACAACCACCATGCAGCTACGAATGCTCCAACGCCTGCGGCTTTCGACCACAGCAACGTCAGCATCCACTCGCCCAGAGCCGCATCTTCCACCGGCTCTGAAAATACGCCTACAAATCCTGCTATTGCCAGAACTGCCAGGCATGCAATGTGAAGGAGTGATTTTGTCGTCATAATGTTTGGTTTTAAATTTGTTCGTATCTTTTGTTGGATGATTGAAATTGCCTTTTTGTTAGTCGCTCAATTATCGGATGCGAGTGATTGTGAGTTCGCCTGTCCTTGTGGTGGACGTGAACACCATATCGGTCTTCGCCATTAGTCGTGCCATAGCTGCCTTTATCGAGTTGCGCGAACGGTGTGCCGGGGCTATCACCGTTTCGCCTACTCTGATGCTCGAAAGCACCTCGGGCAGCGTCTGTATTTCTAATTTTCTTAATCCCATAATTTGTTATTTAGAGCTTTTTTGTGTAACTTTATGGTGCAAAGTTAGTCAATCGGTTAGCATTTTCCAAACCATTTGATTATTTTGTTTAGTCATTTAACCTTATTTAACTACTCGATATATGATTGAAACCATAAACGACAGAATGGAAATGCTTATCAATGAGCGTTTTAATGGCAATAAAGCTGCATTTGCCAAGTCGATTGGTTTACCTCCTACCGGATTGTCTAACTACCTCGGAAAACAAAGGAGGAGCAAACCAAGCGTTGATATGATTGCCAAGATTATACAAGTTCTTGGTGTTGATGCCAATTGGCTTATACTTGGTGAGCAACGTGAAGCTACGCCTCAATCCAAAGTTGAGGCGCACGACAGCGGACAGGCGGCAGGGCGCGACATCAACAACAACGGCATGTGCATCCACGACTGCGATACCAACACCCGCGTGGATGACCTCAAGCAAGCCATTGAGCAGCTCAAGTCGCAGCTCAATGACAAAGAACGCTTAATCCAAATTCTAATGAAACAACAATAGCGACCGCGAGAAATGCCCCTAATTTCGCTCACTCACCCCTCAGACAAGCAAACTATCATCCGAGAGCACAAAGTGGCTCAGAAACGATTTAAATGCCCTTCTCGCACATTTTAGAATATCGCCACCACTCCTCACCCCACACTCTCCCACCCCAAACGCGATGAAGCAACCACCCGCACAAGCGAAACTCGATAACAAAAACAACCATTTCCCTAAAACCCGATAAAAGCCACAATCCATTTCCTAGACACACGTAACTTGTTAATCCACCGCCTACTCCCCTAGCGGCGCAGGCAGCTATAGAGGATTAAAAATCCTGCTTAGATTTACATAGAATCACAGCATATTTAGGCTGTAACACTCCGAAAAATAAGGGTGTTACAGCCTAAACTGTTCTTAAGTGGTACGTTCATTTCTACCCACTCTTTTTGTAGTATGAACGTAAAAAACATACACAAAACATACACCAAGCAGAAAGTGGAACATACACCAAACATACACCAAAACATACACCAAATTTAGACTGAAAATCAGATTCTTAACCACTAATGCAAAAATTACATCATGGCAACACTCAAAGCAGTTGTTAGAAAACAACGAAATGACGGGCTCTATCCCGTTTACATCCGAATTGGTCACCAAATGCGTATGGGCTATATCAAGACCAACAAAATCGTTTCGCCGAAGCAAATAACTAAAAGCGGTGACATCATTGACCCGGTAGTGAACGATTATTGTTCATCTCTAATCCTTCGCTACACCGACATCATCAACCGACACGACATCACGAACATGAGCGTGCCGGAAGTTATCGAGCTTCTCACAGACGCGCAAGCCGAAGCTTCGTACAGCGACTATGCGCGCCAGCACATCCGCAACATGATTAACACCGGGCATGAACGCAACGCGAAGACCTATAAGCTTGCGCTCGAGAACTTGGAACGTTATCTCGGCACAAACAAAATCGTCTTCTCACAGCTCACATCGGCTGCGCTCAACGGATGGATTAAGAGCTTGTCGTACACCCGACGCGCAAAGGAGCAGTATTCAATCTGCGTTCGTCAAATGTTCAAGAAGGCAATGATTGACCTCAACGATGAGGAACGCGACATCATGAGGATTAAATTCAATCCTTGGAGCAAGGTGCAAATACCGAAGTGCGACACTTCGGAGAAGAAGGCAATCAGTGCCGAGGAATGCCGATTGTTCTTCAATCGTCCGCTGCCGCAGACAAAGATGATTTCTTCGCTGCCCGAGTTGGGGCGTGACGTGGCGATGCTGATTCTATGCCTTGGCGGCATGAATACCGTTGACTTGTACAACTTGAAGAAAGAAAACTATCGCAACGGCATAATCTGCTACAAGCGTTCAAAAACTCGGCACTCTCGCAGCGATGAAGCGTACTTTGAAATTAGGGTTGAGCCTTTCATCAAACCGATTTTTGAAAAGTACCTTGACAAAACCGATAGCGAATACCTTTTGACGTTCTATCAGCGCTACTGCGACCACGACAGCCTCTGCTCTAACGCCAACAGCGGCATCAAGAAAATATGCACGGATATGGGCATCCCAAAGAAGGAGCAATACTCTTGCTATTCGTTCCGCCACACATGGGCTACGATTGCGCAGAACGACTGTGATGCCAATCTTTATGAAGTTGCTTTTGGTTTGAACCACTCACACGGTATGAAAGTGACTCGCGGCTATGTGAAGATTGATTTCACTCCGGCATGGAAACTCAATGCAAAAGTAATTGACTTCATCCTCGATAGACTCAATCTCGTTCATGGCGACACGAAATTCTGAGTACGCCTCGCACATTTTATTTACGAGATTGACCGGATGCTTAGTCCATCCCCACTCGTCTTGATAGCTGCCTTTGATAGATTGCAGAGCATTGACCGTTGCCGGGTCGATAGTGCCCTCGGTTTGCAAGCCGATAAGCACACGGTTTGTATATTTCACGGCATCTTTCAGTTCCATGCCGTAGTCGAGTAGCGACTGTTGAAGTTGCTTGGCGAGGTCGCCCATATTTTCGTCAAACGTATCCTGAACAGTTTGGCGAGACGACTCAATGGCTCGTTCTTTCGCTGCGATGCGAGCAGCGGCGGCAAGGCGTTTGTAAGCCTTTTCAAGATTTACGATCTCCTTGCGCTCGTTGATAAGGCCATTGAGGTATTTGCCATACTGGTTGATGATTTCTTCTTTCACGCTTTCATATTCCTTTGTGCCCTTCTTGGCGGCTTCGAGCTTGCCGAACAGAGTATCGAGGTTGTTCATCTCCTTGCGCAACTCCTTGTTGAACAGCGTGGCAGAGTGAACAGCTTCTTTGAGTTTCTTTTGATATTCGGAAGTACGGTCAGCAAGCGTACGAATAGCAACCACCAAAGCAGATACGGCAGTGAGGAGCAAGGCAAAGGGGTTCATCTTTGATGTGGCATTGAGCAGCTGCATGGCACGGACAGCAGCGGAGATGCCTTGCGTGAAAGCAATCATCACTATGCGCCCCATTATCACGGCGGCTTGCCATGCTTTTTGCAGAGCAATGGCGGCTTTCACCACGACATTCCAGCCGGCGTGCAAAACTTTTGATAGCACAAGGAGTGAATTGTATGCCGCAATAACAATTAGCAGCGAGCCGATTGCACCTTTATACTTGATTACAAAGGTGACAATCTCATTGAGTACGCGCAAGAAAACCGATGATGAAGTGTAAACGTGCCGCATCAGCGGATAAAGTTTCTCGCCGAGCTCTATTGAGAGTTCCGATACTTTCTTGTGTGCATTGTCTATGCTCGCTTGAACGGTGTTATTGAAAATGGCATACTCATTTGAGGCAGATGAGCCTTCACGGAACGCTTGGGCAGCTTCGCCCATCTGCCATTTTAGGAAGTCAAGGTGCTCGGACAAGTTGGTAAGCACTGAGGCTACACGGGCACCGTCAAAGCCGAGGTCTTTGAAAAGCGGCGAAAGAACGGCGAGCGCCTGGTCTGAGCCTATTTCTTTCAACTTTTCAAGGAATACAATCACACCCTCAGACGTTGATTTATTGATAGTTGTGACAAAACTTTCAACATCAAGTCCAACTTTCGTAGCCATCTCTTTTGGCGACTGAAAGAGCTTCATAATAACACGTTGCAATGCCGTTGCCGACATTTCGACCTTCTGACCATGAGCGTCGAGCGTAGCACCGAAAGCAAGGATTTCGGGGATGGTCATTTTGGCAGTTGCACCGATGCCCGCCAAACGTTGGGCGAAGTTCACAAGATAAGGCTTTGCGGCGGTACAGTTCTGCGAGAGGTGGTTCACCGTCGAACCGATTTTCAGCATTGACTCTTTAACGCCATACATATCTTCCATGCCGAAGATAGTTGAGAGTTTGGCGATGGTCTGCGTTGCGCCTTCTCCGAGGTCAACGAGAGCCACGTTGATAATCGAAGCGGCTTCGACATATTCCTTGACCGACTGCACGGTGTTGTAACCGAGGCGACCACCCTCTTGCGCCAACAGATTGAGCTGTTCGCGAGCAAGACGTGTATCCATATTCTTGAATGCCTCGTTCAGTTCGCGGACTTCCGCCTCGGTCATTCGAGTGTACTTCTGGGTGTTAGCCATCTGCTCATCCATTTCGGCGTAGGCGTTTACGGCTTTGCGACCTGCCATTACAAGACCGGTGACGGCTGCGGCTATGCCCATAATGGCTGTTGATGCATTGTTCAGCCAATTATTGAAGCGAGTCCACGAAGATTGTTGGGTTGCCATAGTTGAATTAACTTTGGCAATCTCCGCTTTCAGTAACCGGATTTTAGCGATATGTGCATCCCATGCGGCGGTGCCTCGTTGGATGCCGTTGAGTTGCCCCTGGAGTTGGCGCAGAGCCTTGTTCAACTACTTGGGTGTCGCAGAGTTCAGGCGTCGCAGCACATTGTCAACGGAAAATGCAGTGCTTTTCAGTTGTTCAATCATCTTGTTTGTAGATGTGATTTCGCGCTGTAATTTCTTCATCGTAGCCTTGTCTGCTGCCGTTGACGCACTGGCGAGCTGCTTCTCCAAACGCGCGGCATCCTTCTCGAGCGTAGAAAGCATACGTTGTGCCTGTTTGCCGTTTACGGTGAGCACAACATTAGCGGTAGTATTGTAATTTGCCATTATTATTTGTTGAAAATATGAATTTTCAGCAAAGATAATGCGATGACTACACCGCAGAAAAGACGACAAAAATAATACGAAAATTGCGTAGCGTAAAAGATTGATACACAACATAGTAAATAGCTATTTTGTGGGCTATCTTTTACCAAACTTTTCAGTTTGTAAAGAGCTGAAAAGTATAATCGGCTATAAATTAGCCGATTAAGGGGTTTGTTAAGGGGTTTCCCCTTAACACCTGTCTGGTAAGACCCCCCACCGCCCTGCCATTTTTCTCACTCCGACCTTGCCCACACAGCGGAATATGCAAGCGGATGTGCAGTAATGCGCTGCCGTGCGTCAAAATTTTGGTCTCACCAAAATTAGCACGACAGCAACCACGCTCCAGACTTGTCGGGGCTTATCATTGTTCGGTAGAACGACTCAGATGCGGGCGACGATTCCAACGAGTTTCGCAGAGCATCGATGAATGTGGCGATGCGCTGAAGGATAGAGCCAAGCGATTCAGGCGTGATTGAGTCCTTGACTGTCAGCGAGCGAAACTCGGTGATGAGTTGCGTGAGTGTTTGAGTATCAATTGCCATACGTTTGCGAATTAGTATAAGCAAATGTATGGTCAAACGTTGGGTGGCGAAAAGACAATAAAAAGCCCCAAGACAACCGAAATTGACTTGAGGCTTATGATGTTTTGAATTGGTATGACTAAACTTTAGAGGCCAAGCTCTTCAGCCCAGGCTTTGAGAGATTCCTCGTCGTAACTATTAAGGAGTTTACCGGGCTTGAAATTGAGTTCGGGATATTTAGCCTTTAGGTCGGCACAGCTCTTGTCGATGGTGCTGCCGCCTGATGTGGCAAACGGAATGATGGTTTTGCCATTGAAATCGTAGCTTTCAATGAAGGTGTTGATAATTGTTG